CGTCTATGACATCAACACTCAAGATGAAATCGGCTCATTTAACCCCTCTAACCAAACCTTAACCCTTCTTTAATCTTTTATTTTAATTACTTCTTACTTTTCTTACTTATATAAAAACATATAAATAAATATATATATCATGAAAAAAATACTATTTTACATAGTTGCCTTTTTTTCATGCACAAATTCCCTTGTCAAACGTATCATTCCACGAATGGACTCGCGAAACATTCAAAATGTTATCAAAGAACGTTATTTATTAAGAGAAACACCGTACAATTCTTTAATACAAAAGATTGAGAACCATGACATATCTAAAATATACTTTTCTAACACGTTTACAGAAGCTATTATTGAAAATACAGAAACAGTCGACGATGTTCTCGAAGATTATTCTTATACTAAAATTTCACCGGTAATAAGTAATAGTTTGGTAGATATATCATTAAAAAACAAAGTAGAAACAATATTTATTCAACAACCCCCACCAGGTCCAATTCAAATTGCAGCCGCAGATGTTCTTGGTGTTGTAAATAATTATTTTGTTCCATTTGTTTTTCTTTCATTATTTATATCATTTATTCGTTCCTTTTTTATTTCACGTTCAAATAATAACCTATTTTCTGGTGGAATGCCAGGATTTCCGGGTTCTCTAAATATCGATTTAAAGAGAGACAAGGAAAATATGTTAAAATCGAATATAACATTAACTAGTTTTGCTGGAAGCCCAGAAATATTTCAAGAATGCACAGAAGTAGTATCTTATTTAAAAAACGCAACAATTTACAACAACGCTGGAGCCGAAATACCAAGGGGTATTTTATTAGAAGGTCCACCAGGAACTGGTAAAACTCTATTAGCCAAAGCAATAGCAAGCGAGGCTGATGCTCATTTCATTTCCATCTCTGCTAGTGAATTTGTAGAAGTATTTGTCGGCGTAGGTGCATCTAAAATTAGAAATTTATTCAAAACAGCACGAGATAATAAACCTTGTATTATTTTTATAGACGAAATTGATTCGGTAGCAAGACAACGTGGAACAGGAATAAATTTATCAAACGATGAAAGAGAACAAACACTAAACCAATTACTCGCAGAAATGGATGGATTTGTTGGAAATGATGGAATACTAGTTATGGCTGCAACAAATAGAAAAGATGTTTTAGATGCAGCTATTTTGCGACCAGGTCGATTCGATAGAATAATAAATGTCCCACTACCAGACAGAAATTCTAGATTTGAAATATTAAAAGTGCATTCCAAAAATAAACAGTTAGATAACACTATAAATCTAAATTTAGTTTCTGAACTAACCGCTGGGTTCTCTGGGGCAGAAATTAAAAACCTATTGAACGAAGCAGCTATCTATGCCGCCAGAAAAGGAAAGGTTATAATAGAAGAAAATGACATACTGAACGCAATAGATAAATTAGTAGTAGGATTAACTAGAACGAATGACACAAGAAGCGATGATGCTAGATTGAGAGTAGCTATACATGAAACTGGACATGCGTTATTATGTTCAATCTATAATGATTGCTTCGAATTAAAAAAGGTAACAATTCAAAGTACATATAATGGTGCAGGAGGATATACTCTATTTAATGAATATCCAAATATTACAGAAAGTGGATTATATACAAAAAATTTATTAAAAAAGAGATTGGTTGTATCTATGGGTGGGAAAGCTGCAGAATCACTTTATTATGGTGATGAATACGTTTCAGTAGGTGCAGTTCAAGACTTGAAACAAGCAAATTCAATAGCTCAACAGATGATTGGAAACTATGGAATGGGCAAACAGCTAGAAACATTCTATAACGAGAATGTGGGAAGTAGTAAAAACCCATTTTTAGGTAGAAGTATGGCGACTGGATATAAATATTCTGAAAAAACAAAAGAGTTAATGGATAAAGAATCAATTGAATTAGTTAGTCAAGCATATGACGAAGCAAAAAGAATTTTATCAGAGAATCGTGATAAAATACAGACAGTAGTTGATTTATTAATGGAGAAAAACACAATTTACGGAAAAGATTTTGAATTATTATAATTTTATATTGATTTTTATTTTTTCAATATAAAATACGAAATACCGTATTTTTCAATTAGCATTTTTAATTTTTAACAGGAACTAAATATCTCATAAACCATGTTCCTAATAGAAACCACATAGCAACCATACTATTTCCTCCATTATAAATAGCCCATCTAAGAGCCTGACAGTGGGGAGCAGGTGCTATAAAGGGGGCCATTATAAATCCAACAACTGTTGCTGGAACACAATACCAAATGTATAGATGCGCAGAAATATAGTGAAGACAAATCCATATTAAATAAATTCCAAAAATACCTACAAAATATGTAAAATATTCTTTTATTGTTTGAAAGCTCATAGTTTTTATGCTATAAATTATTCACAGTACAGAATATTCAATTTTTTAGATAATTTGTTTTTCCCACTTTTCAAGTAAACCAATCGATATTTCAGGCAAAATTGGATGAGCCTCCCAAAAATATTTACAAAAAGCCCATTGAAAATCATAAGTATCTGGATAAAACTCATGGCAATTTTTTTCCAAAAATTCAGACGATTTTTTTGGTAATAAATATAAATTAGAGCGAGGCAAAACGTAAGATAATTGCGCCCTAGTTGAAAATGCATTTGAATTATTTTTTCTCAAAAAATCCTTTTCGTAATTAGGTATATATTTTAATAAATCAATAAACAGAGGCGGGTAGTGATAATTATATTTCCATTTCCAATCTGGACAATCAAACGTATAATATTTTAAAACCCACTCCAGGCCTTCCAAATAATTATTACAAATTTTTTTAATATTAGTGGCATTTTTTTCAACATTAAATAGTGCTTTATAATATCTATTTTCCCAATATGGTTCATCTGGACAAATATATTTTTCTTGATTACGATATATAATAGGTATATTGTTAAAATAATCCTCTTTTTCTTCAGGAGTGTTTTCTGGAAATGGGCGTTTTTCCATTTTATTTCTTACAAAATATTCGTTGGATAAAAATTCATGCTCTCGTTTTGCTATTTGACTAATAAAAATGCCAACGTTTTTCCATATTATACGATTATCTTTTGAGACTAAAAATCGTTCAGAAAAATTACCAATATAATTTCTATATATATCCAATAAAGCTTGTATACCATGTGTTCTTATATTCATAGCCGGAAAGTGTGGCAAAAAATCATTTCCCAATAAAAAACAAATGAATACATAATCAACTGTTCTATGTAAATCGGTGTACTTACATGCCATCTCAAAAGAAATATTCGTGGACAAATGGGATATATCTAAAAAATGTGGTTCATTTTCTTTTCCGTTGGTGTCAATCGGTATAAAACTTTTAAGAAAGGCAGGGGCTTCACGAAAAATATAAATATTATCACAATATTTCAAATGAAATATAGATAACATAATCAAATCAGAATCCAAGCCATAAACCGCGACGGTGTCGTTTTTAAAATTGTTATTTCGTAAATGTTTAAATAATTTGTGTTCTCCTTCACCCTTTTCATCTGAACATGAAACTAATACATTTTTAACATTATATTTTTTCTCAGAATTACGAAACGCTGCATAAATTCTATTAGACAATTTATCCATAAAATCAGTCCCCGGAGTAATTGCTGAGGTATTCCAACTATTCCGTTTAGTATCTTTTCCAAAATCTAATGTTGAAAGAAACTGTGTTCTATACCGTCGCTTTCTCTGTTGGTCCATTTTGGCAAAAGGTGCCACTCCATCAAAGGCTACAAATATAGTAGTTGTAGGATTTATCATACGAATATAAAAATCTATGTGGTCAATAACTTTATCAATAATTAATTTTTCAAAATCATCAGTTGATTGTTTTATAGAATTCACAGCATCATATATAATAGAATTGCAATCCATATACAAATGTTGAAAATCTGTCCCATTTTTAAAAAACCCCAAATTTCGTATAATATTAGGATGATTTTTAATAATATACGAAAAATAACTAGGAATGCCCATTTTATACCACTATTATACTTGTAAAGTAATTTCTATATTCTTTTATTACATTATTGAAACGCAATATTAAAATTTGCGATATATAGACACTATATTATTTACTAATTATAGTATAATGAGTGTGCGAAAAAAAGAGCCTGGATTAAAAAATTCTATAAAAATAAAATCTATCATAAACTGCGATGTAGAATTGCACAAATTTATCAACGAAAAAATACAATATATTCAAGAGATAATAAGAAAAACTATTCTTTCTATCAAAAAAAACAAAGAAAACGAGATTTTTAGCAACAATGACGCAAATTTATCGATATCAGTTTTAACCGAACTTTATGAAAAAACAAACGAAATAAATAATCAATTATTAACAGCAACAACCAATAAAGAAAATGATAATATGATTGAAATATTGCAAAAGATAATAGATAAACTGTCGATGATAATATGTGGTTTTGGAACACAAAACATCGATGACCTATTATTCATCAGTTTTGGTTCAGAATATAAAAACATGAAAATAGAAAATGACCTATTAAATTCGAAATATCAACTTATAAAAGAGCATATTCAACCAATTGGATATAAAATACTACATTGGAAACAAAGTAAAATATCGAATAATTCAAACGAAAAATTGTGTAATAACAAGATAATCGAAGATATAGTAGCATTAGAAGATTCTAATATGTTTGAATGTTTTGACACAGAAACAAATGTAAAGCCTATATACCAGAAAATTTATGGAATTCGCGTAATCATACAGAATGAAAAATTAAAAAAAACATTAGTAATTAATGGACTTATAAATGACATACATTTGGAATGTTTTTCAAGTAAATATATAATTCATCGAAAGGAAGAAATAGTTAAATTAGCCAGCAATTTTCAACAAACAGAAAAAGAAATAATGGAACGAATAGTAGAAACGATGACATTCAAAGATATTTTAATATACGGTAATGAAGATATACAAAAAAAAATGTTCGCCATATTTACCGAAGTAAATTCTATCAAAAAAACAAAATTAGACATTACTATTAAAAAATTTTTAGATATGGATACATATTCACAGCGAAATTTATTGATAAATCTTTTAATTTACAACAAAGACGATGAAATATTATATATTTGCTACTTATTGTATGAATTAATAACAGTAAACGCGTCAACTGAAACGAGTGAACATTTATTCATATATGATAGTTTACCTTGGAAAATTAAAAACTACTTTAAAGATGTTGTAAAATACACGATTAAATTTACAAATGATATGGTACAAAAATACGATATTCATAAAATAACACTTGAACAACAAATTTACTTAATGAAAGCAAATGAAATCGTAAAAGAAAAGGCCATGCTAAAATTAAAGGAGGTGAAAGGTAAACCAGATGAAATGGGTATGAAAGCAAAACAATACTTAGAGGGACTAATCAAAATACCATTTGGTGTATATAGAGAAGAACCTATATTGAAAAAAATAAAAGATTTTAATAAATGGTTTCAGCGTATAACTGCCACTTTTAAACTACTTTTTCCTAATTATGAAATATCATCGAAAGAGAAATACACTAATGTAGAAATTAATAATTGTATAAATAGCATCGAATTTTTTATAAAATCAAACCTATTTGACATTATAGAAAATAGGTTGGAAAAACAAACAAATAAACAAATCACCCAAATAATACATTATATCAACGGTGTCAATCGTGCGCAAAAATTGAGACGAATTACCATATCAAATCAAACTAAACCACAACAAATAGAGAACATATTAGATTTTATTAAAACCGATGATTTATGTCAAAAAACACACATAACCGAAATATACGATAATTTACACTACGATACGCCTATCTCACTAACAAAAATAGTTAGCGATATATCATTATTACAAAATAATATTAAAACTATTGAAAATTCTATGAACAGAATAATGGAAGTTCTCGACGAATCAATATATGGACATTACCATGCAAAGAATCAGATTTTAAAAATAATAGGTCAATGGATGAACGGAGAACAAACTGGCTATTGTTTTGGGTTTGAAGGTTCTCCTGGTATTGGAAAAACATCCTTAGCAAAAAAGGGTTTAGCGAATTGCTTATGTGATGAAAATAATATATCTCGGCCATTTTCATTTATTGCGCTTGGAGGGTCTTGTAATGGAAACACAATAGAAGGACATGGATATACATATGTAAATTCTACATGGGGAAAAATAGCAGATATACTGATGGAATCAAAATGCATGAACCCAATTATTTATGTAGATGAACTTGATAAAGTTAGCAAAACTGAAAATGGTAGAGAAATTATAGGGATATTTACACATTTAATTGACCAAACCCAGAATGACTGCTTCCAAGATAAATATTTCAGCGGCATCGACCTTGATTTATCAAAAGCACTTTTTATATTTTCATATAATGACCCAGAACAAATAGACAGAATATTATTAGATAGGATTCATAGAATTAAGTTTGATAACTTATCATTAGACGATAAAATGGTAATAGTGCGTAAATTTATATTGCCCGAAATAAATAAAAAAATGGGGTTTGAAAATGTAGTTGAAATTTCAGATGAAATTATTGAATATATAATAGAAAATTATACTTTAGAACCAGGTGTTAGAAAGTTAAAAGAATTATTGTTCGATTTGTATGGCGAAATTAATCTTGAAATATTGAAAACAAAGGCAACAGAGGTTCTCGAATTTCCAATTATAATCACAAAAGATACATTAGAAAGCAAATATCTAGAAAAATATCATAAAATACAAGAAAAAACTATACATAGTTCTCCACAAATAGGAGTTATAAACGGATTATGGGCTAATTCATTAGGTAGAGGAGGAATTATACCAATTCAAACATTATTTTATCCATCATCAACATTTTTAGAATTAAGATTGACTGGATTACAAGGTGATGTTATGAAAGAAAGTATGAATGTGGCGAAAACCCTTGCTTGGAATTTAATCCACGATAGTAAAAAAACAGAGCTTTTAACAATATTTGATAAAACAAAATGCCAAGGTTTACATATACATTGTCCTGAAGGAGCTATATCAAAAGACGGACCATCTGCAGGAGCTGCCATAACAACCGCAATTTACAGTTTATTTACAAAAAAACAGATTAAAAATAATATAGCAATAACCGGCGAAATTAATTTACAAGGAGAAGTAACTGCTATTGGCGGTTTAGACGTTAAAATAATGGGAGGAATAAAAGCTGGTGTAAAAACATTCTTATATCCAAAATCAAACCATAGGGAATTTTTAGAATGGAAAAATAAAACTAAAAAATCAAACACAGAATCAATCGAATTTATAGAAGTATCAAATATTGATGACGTATTTAAATACGTTTTTTTATAAAAACATATCTTGTTATATTATAATACTTAGTTAATTTAGAATAATGGAACTAAATCTTGTCACGTTTGGTTATTTATTTCTACGTTTAGCGCCATTTGTCTTAGTAAGTTTTTTCTCATTAGCCTCAATATTTAATCAAGACTATAAAGGATTGGTGTATTTGATAGGATTAATATTCGCATGTTTTGGAACAAGTATGATTGGCAAATTACTTGGATTAGACCCTCCCGAAAGTTCTAATCCCGAAATTTGTAATATGATTACTGTTGGACAAACCAGCAATATTTCTGACCTACCTTTGGGACAAACCGTGTTTACGTATACATTCGCATATTTATTATATAGTATTGTAAAATATAAATACGTTAAACAAAATATACCTACTCTTATATTTTTCCCACTATTAATAATAGCAGACCTTATATGGAATATTAAAAATAGCTGTAACACGTTTATACAGTTATTAGCATCTTTAATTTTGGGTGGCTTATTTGGAACACTTTGGGCAGTTATTATTGATTCTACAAATTCAACCAATTTACAATATTTCTCTGGCGTAAATACTAACAAAGAAGTCTGTAGCAAGCCTTCTAAAAGCACGTTTAGATGTAATGTGTATAAAAATGGAAAATTAATCGGAGGAAACATTAGCGGACCAAAAAATGATTAATAGTTCAGAATATATATCTACATATTCTGAGCTCAACTCTCAAAATGTTGAATATTTTGTTGAAACCATAAACGTAGGTCTTTTATAATGCGTTCTCTATATAAATTAAGTGAAATCATATTAACATTTCTACTTCTGTCCTTAAAAAAATGGAAAAAATTGTGTATAATATTAATAGTATTTGCCTTGGAATATTTTTCACTCAATTCGTCTTTTTCAAATAATGGGACACTTTTGCGTTTATTCACATCATTATGAAATTGGAATAAAAATAATTGTAATTCGCGTTTGTTAGTTATCGAGTTAAAATTTATATATTTCATATATTCAATAGCATGGTTAGAACACTTTGGACAAGGTAAATTGCTGCATATAGTTGTAATCATCTCAAATAAGTCCTTTCGAATAGAGTTAAAACTATCATTTTTTACCTTCTCTGCTAAAGTGTGCAGTAAAAACCATGTAGGGGCTCCCCATAACATTTCTTTTTTCTTTGGTTCTTCAGGTTGAGTATATTGAACTAATGATTGTTGTGGAGTTCTTGCTATTGAATAATTAGGATTATAATTTCTCGAATAATTAACCGGCTGTTGTTTCATATTAAAAAACATCATATTCATTCTACAGTATAATATATCTTTATGAAAAAATCCTAAATATTAAGCCAATAATAATATAAAATTATCTCAATGTTATATAAATAATGGAAACAACGAAAGAACAATTGGTTAAAACTATAAAAGAATGGGTAAAATTAGATAACGAAATACGTGTTATTAAAAAAGAAGAAAAACAAAGAAAGGATGAAAAAAAGAAAATGTCAGAAAACCTTATAAAAATTATGAGAGAAAACGAAATAGATTGTTTTGATATAAAAGATGGACAAATCTGTTATAGCAAAAAAAGCATTAAAAAACCAATAACAAAAAAAGTGCTAATAGATATATTATCAAAATACTATAACGGTGATTTACTAAAAGCATCAGAAGTAAATGACTTTATATTGGAAAATAGAGAAGAAACTACAAAAGAAACAATAGTACGAAAAATGGCCAAAGATGATTAATAAATTCCAAATTCAGGTATAGAATATTTTCCATTCTGTTTTAAATACTTAGCAACTATTTGTGGGTCTTGTTTACCTTCTAAAATATCCTCTGTTTTATAAATATTATTAAATTTATCTATGTAATAAACTATTCCGCATATTTCTTCTGCAAATACCTCAATCTTCTGTGTTGATGATATGTTTGTGTCTAAATCATTAATTAATCCATGTGGAGTTCCCTTAACGTGCGTTCCGCAAAATTCGCAATTATCCTTTCTTCTGCGAGTGCATTGTTCTCCACTTGCGCGTTTGGCATTACAACGGTTCATTACCGGAATAGAATTCTTTATACGTTTTCTTTTAATTAAATCAACCTTTGCTAAAGACAAACGTTCATAGTCATAGATATATTCCAAAAAATCATTTATTTTTGTTTTTTCTTCAAACTTAAGTTCATTTATTTTGTTACGAATATCGTCTTTAAACGATATTACGTAAGTTTCTATCTTCTTATTTAGTCGTTTTTCCATTTTTTTATATCATCAAATGTATAAATATATTTATTCAATTTTATAAATATATTTTTAAACAGATATAAAGCAGTTCGAATGAGTTAATTAAATGCGAAAAGCACTTTGTTTATTAACAAAAATACCAAATGAAATATGGTTGAAATTTTTAGACAATTTTAAAGAGTATGATATATTTATAATTATAGACGATAATGAAATAGACTACAACGAAAAATATAAAAATGTTTATAAAAATATGAAATTAATACAGATTGATAATAGTATATGTTATAGTCATGGATATACGAATTGCAATTCTGCCGTTGGATTTCCAGACGTTATATCTTGGGACAAATCTCTATATTTATTAAATGAAATTGAGACAAAATACGAATATGTTTGGTTAATTGAAGACGATGTATTTTTTAGAGACGAAAATGTTCTATTAAAAATAGATGAAATGTATAATGAAACTGACCTATTAACATCTTTTCATCATATTACACATTCTAATGATAATTTAAACGATTGGTGGAATCATTGGGTAAATATTATTGATAGAATTGAATTACCATGGGCACATAGTATGGTATGTGCATGTAGATTATCTAGAAAGCTATTAACGGAAGTTGTCAAATACAAAAATAAAAAAGGGCATTTGTTTTTTATAGAAGCTATGTTTAATACTATAGTTCTTCAAAATAATCTTACGATTGAGAATCCAACAAGCCTTAGTACTATACATTGGAGAACAAGCTGGAATTTAAATGATATTAATTATGATAATCTTTACCACCCAATTAAAAATATAGATGACCACGATAAATTACGAAGTATTTATGAGTGTAAATAAATTATTTAATCCATTCCATTAATTCCATTCTTCTGGGCGTTGCTTAGTTCCACCATCATATGGAACCGCATATTTATTATCAAGCATCCATTTATTGACATGTAGTTCATCCAAATAAACATCTGCTAAAATTCTTCCATACTTTTCCGTACTTATTTTATCTAAATGCACTATTTTTCCAAAAATTAATTCATGAAGTGCATCTCTTGATTTTATAGCCATCTGTTTTTCATTAATAGTCTTACCCTTTATTTCTGCACTATCTATTCCGTTGAGTCTAACTGAGAACCGGTAAATGGGTTGTTCTGAATTTGGTAATTTAGAAGCTATTGTGATAGTATCGCCATCGTAAACTTTAATAACCTTACCAACTGTAATCGGTGGTACAAATGGAGTGGTATTGTTGTAATTAATCGTCTTCAAATAATCGAATTTCTTATCAATCAGTTCTTCATTTTTGAAATTGCAAACTTCACAGTCGGGATTCGACCTTTTAAATCGACCGCAACATCTGACAATTGGGTTTCTTATAATATTCCACATGGTTGTATTATAACTATGCAATAAAAAGATGAATATTATAATATGAAAACACATCATTCAATTTTTTAATTTATATTATAAATACCTATTAATCTCTATTGATGGATAAATGTATTTATCTACGAATAGGATATAGGATATGGGATATGGGTATTCTGCTGATTTGTATCAAACTGGATACAAATCTAAATATAAGCCTTAACAAAAGCAACATTAAAACGGGACCAAAATTCTAAAATTAGTAAATAAAACAAAATGGTAAAAAATTAAATAAATCTTCAAGGGTGTAAAACGCTAATTTTTTTCTTTTATAAAAATATATGGAAACGAATAAATATTTTCCAGTATTAATGTATTCATCTGTTATTTTTATTACAAATGTAATATCAGCGTTTTATAAGAAATATTATATCTATTGTTTTTTGTTTTTTTGCTTAACAATAACGTCTCTTATTTATCATTATAACAATAATATTTATACAAACATATTAGACAAAATTTTTGTTTTTTCTATTGTTTTTTATGGGGGATATATGTTATACAACAAAACAACAATAGACAACCAAATCTTTGTTTTATTAATCATAATAACATTTATATCTTGTATATTCCTTTACTTTTATGGTTATTGTGTTAAAGATTATTGTTATCATCCTGACAAATTGGTAGGTGATAAATATCATAGTATTCTTCACATTTTAAGTTCATTTGGTCATCATTTCATAATATTCTTATAAGCAGCCGGCGTTTTTATTATGCAAAGTTATAAATGATAAAAAATATAATAAAATACCAAATTTTATATTTTATTATCATAGAATTATGCATTAAGGCTTATTGTTAAATTTGTACCCATTTGGATACAAATAAACAGAAGACCCATATTATCCTATTCATGGATAAATACATTTATCCACGAATAGAGATTAAAACATAGATTCGATTCGTTTAAATATATTTCTCGCATCAACACATACACTTCGCAAATTTTGAGATACTACGTGCTTATCAGCAATATCATTATATGCAATTCTTATGACACTATCATCATTATGTGGGTGAAATTTCTTAAACCCACAGAATGACAACGTTTTCTCTTTGGTAAAATATTTTTCATACAACAAGTATTCTAATACTTTGCCAACTGTATAATCCTCATTTTCTAAAACAATATCGTAACAATTATCTATGGTGGTTTCACTTAAATTGATTGGAAGAGTATCAGACTCTATCGCTTGAATTAATTCCACCATTTTATTTTGTAAAATTACACATGATTTTCTCATTATTTCACGATTATCATAAACCCCAATTGTTTGTACAACAAAATCAAAACTGTCATCTTTATAATGGCGCTGCGCGTCTAACAAATAAAAGTTTCGTTTCTGAAAACCGATTTCTTGTTCGGTTAACCCCTCTGACCGCAATTTATTTTCTTGTTCTTGCCAAATAATGTTTACTTTTTCAAGGTCCGGTGTATTTCCATAAGCACATTTTGAAACAACATTAAACATACTATTATCCGCTGCAGTATGTACAGAAAACTCGCATGTTAATTTTAATTGTTCTCCTGGTATAGAATCTCCGATTCTTGGTCTAAGTCTCGCGAAATCAATAAATGTCCCTGTTTTTTGGAAAGGCGGGAAAATTTTGCGCACTTCTTGTTCTGTCAAATAGTTTCCATTTTCTTTGTTTTTAATTCTGAAATCTTCACTAGTTATAATCTGTATTTCATCGGAATCATTTGTTTTATCTAAATCTAAAATATACTTTCCGGGCAATAAATCTAATTCTTTCATATGAATCGGTATACAACTTAATCGGTGTTTCAAAATTTCATTATGTAAACGAGTTGTATTTACATATATCGTACACTGATTATCATTATATGTTTCTGTGTAAAAAGCTAGTGTAGGAATATTTGACAAAATAGTTCGGCGAATTGCATTCGCTAAACTCACATTCAATCCACTTAGTGTAAATTTTATCAAATCACCTTCTTCAGAAATATTACTCAAAGTTGCGTTCATTTTATATAAATAGGCTTGTATATTTATATGTTTTATGATAATATAATAGTTTCAATTTTTTAAGATATAGATGGGTCTTCAATAATAATATAATTATTAATAAAACGGGTCCTCTCAATAGGCGTAAATAACCCCCATAAAAATTTTATTTTCCGCTCAGACGAATCGTCTAGATTTCTATGATACCTTGTAAAAATAAGGGTATGTAAATCATTTTTTACGATAGTTCTATATTTTATATGTCTACGAAAAACACTCTCATAAAACTCTTCCAAACATAACGGAAATTTACCATTATTGCAAAACATAATAAGGTCAAATAACAATATATCATTATTGTATTCTAAATTATAATAATTTTCTAATATCGAATAATCCAACAAAAAGGTTTTTATATCTAACAAATGTTCTTTTGACTTAGTATTATACGTATATGGAATTATATTGTTCATAATTACATCGGTCGGTATTTTAATGAGTAAATTTATTTGCAATTCTTTAGTGTTATCCATTATGATATATATATTGTAAACATGTAGTTAAATTATTTCATAAAAATATATTCATTCATAGAATCACATTTTCAAAACATAAAGGTATGTATTGAAAAACAAAGGTCACTTTGATAACGATTTAATCTCTATTCGCGAATAAATACATTTATACACGAATAGGATGTGGGTCTTCTCTTCATTTGTATCCAAATGGATACCAAATCAAACGATAGGTATTAAGGTCTATCAATGTTTTTGTATCCAAATGGATACAAAAACGTGGTTAGCTGCTATCTCTTTCGCGGACGAATTTCATTCGTCCACGAATAGAGATTAACTATTTAACAATAATAGTGCCAATAGAACAAACATTAAAATAAATGGAAGTAAAACTAAAAACCATGCTACTCCTGTAGCGCCAGAACGACATATTAGATTTAATATCCAAGTCCAAAACAAAACATATATCATTTTTATTATGAAAATAAGAGTAGTGTTTCCAACAGAGCAACTGTAAGAACCTAAGCAATATATGTTAACATTACCAATATTTTGAAACAACATTATTACCATAGCTATTATAGAGACAACTAAATAAACATAAGCCGGAGTGCATAAATTACGAATACCAATCATCGCCATATTCAATAATATATTATATAAATTAGATTATATTATTGTCATTCCTAAATGTAATAATTATAAAAACAAAAAAATTTAAACCAACGGAGGATTATGAACACCAAACATATGCATAGTAGGTTGTACGTTAGGAGCTGGATTTACTGAATTTAAAGATGTCATATTATTGAATTCAGAAGCACCTACCCAAGTTCCAAACGTAGAAAACCCATTATTTCCTCCCCTTATTATTCTATTTTTTCTCGAAAACCTAACATGTTTATTGTTTCTACCACCTCTGTAAGATGTAGCTCTAGATGATATTATAGAACTTGGGTCAGTTGGGTCATTCTGATGAGGATTTGGCATTATCGCTTTATGTAGTACATCAAATGATGGAAAACTAGCTGGTCCATAACCACCATTAAATTTATTACACGGGCACTCACCGCCCTTATATTTACGAGATTTTCTTAAACTTTTTTTCCTATATCTTCTCGATTTCTTTGACATTGCTTTTGACTTTGACATTATTATAAATTAACTTGATAAAAAACTTTTTAATAAATATTTATTGTTGCTAATTTTTCGTTATTCAATATCAACATGTGTCAACATATGTCGGCGACAACATACATTTTTTAATCCTAAATCATCTAAAACCTGACCTTCCGGTGTTTTTTCAACCTTATCTTTAGATAAATATACAACCTTATCGACATTCAACCCATTCGATAGTTTAATTCTACGAACCTCAGTTTGATAATAACGATATTTATCTGCTAAAACCATTCCACAGGTGAAACACTTAACAGGAATAATCATTTATATATATTTTATACATTTATTTCTTTATGTTATAATTTTCAATTTTTTCCAAAATAGAAAATATACTGTTATTTTAAGAATGTTAAATAAAATAACTTTAATAATAGTACTTATAATAACAATATTATTGAATTTAGCAATAGGTGTTTATTTTATAAAAGAAGGTTATGCCGATATGAAAACTAAAGAATCGAAAATTAAAAAAGCGAAATATGGTATCGTTGACCCATCTGATAATACACCAAAATATCAATACGATAATTATAATGTACAATATCACGATTCGATTGATACAATTTTAGCAAATGAAAACTCACTCGATACAACGTCTGGTTCAGCATTTGTATTAGATGAAAATGGAAATATGGTAGAACTACCATCAACTGGTGAAATAAATGTTACTCCCACATATTACCAACCTGGAAGTTATAAGTTCGGTGCATCAACATATGTTCCAAGTTATGAAGATACTATATATTTAAGTAGAACTACTAGTGAAAGTTCATCTACTCCAATAGTAAATACCTCTTCAATAGCAAAAGGATTTTGTAGTGAATTTATAAATCAACCAGATAAATTAGAAGAAGCCTGCATGAAAACTAATGTAAATTCTTGTGCGACAACATCATGTTGTGTATTACTTGGAGGAACAAAATGTGTAAGTGGAAATAAACAAGGTCCATATATGAAAGAAAACTACGGAGATACAACTATATTGAACCGAGATTACTATTATTACAAAGGAAAATGTTATGGAAACTGTCCTGGAACAAATTTACAATATGCCAGTTTGGGAGATAGCCCATTAAACAAATTTGTTGCAGATAGTAGCAATTCAATAGTAAATAACTAACGCAAATAATATTAATCCAACAGTAACATAAATAAGCAATTCTACTATCCCTCCTCTAGACGCATCTAATGCAGAAACAAAGTCAAATAATGAAAATACAAAATCTCAATAATTCTATTTAAAAAATCACAATTTTAATTTTAGTAGCAAAATTGTGATTATATACTGAAACCATTAACCGAGACAAGAATAAAGTCATTTAGAAATAAATCTAAACTATTATTATAAAATGGCATACGAACAACCAATTCTTTCTACTGAACAAAAAACTGAAATAACCGACTATATAAATAGTTTCAGAACTAAACATCAATCTCCACCACTAGTTTGGGATGACCAAATCGCCACGTTTTCACAAAATTGGTCTTATTATTTGATAATGAACAATTTATTTGAACATAGTGGTTCTAGTATTTACGGTGAAAATTTGGCCTATTTTCAAGGTTATGGAACTGACACGATAACATTATTGAAGAAAGCAATAGATAACTGGTATAACGAAATAACACTCTATGATTTTAAAAATCCAGGATTTTCTAGTAAAACCGGACATTTTACATGCCTTGTATGGAAATCATCTACAAAATTTGGAATGGGAATTTCAATAAATACCGATACAAATACAGTAGATATTACGATGAATACTTCGCCTACTGGTAATATATTAGGCGAATTTGAACAAAATGTGTTACCAGAAATTACACAAACAATACCGGTTCCTACAATACAAAATTATAATCAAATTAAAAGCGACCTTTACAAGTTAGTTTATTTAATTCAAACAAATCAACCTATTTTAGTGTTAAGTAATAAAATAAAGGCGATTGAATATGAAATAAATGCCACTAATATTATTAATAAAAAAGATATACTTACTACACTAGAATATGTAATCTTTCTATTAAAACGAAGGCAAAATAGAACAAATATATTAACTATCATTAATAATATTATTAACAATATAAAATAAGTTGCAAATGTATTTATACTAGCAAATATTTCCCATCGGTAGTTTTTTTACGAACAGTAGGAGATTTTTTTTTCACAGAACTCTCTGTTTCTTTGTGAAATTTATCATGGCAATTTTTGCAAACACTCAATAAATTTGCTGGATGATTTTTGTGAAAGCTTCCTATAAATCCATTTTCATCAGCTTCTCGTTGATGTTTTAAATGATGAATCTCTTCACCCAAATGTTCTCCACAACTTTCACATTTTCCACGGATTTTATTCGCATTATAAATAGACGTGGTATTTGATAGTTCTCCTCGACTTTCTGGATAATGTTTATTTCTTATAGAATATGCCAATTCAAGAAATTCCTGTTCCAAATATAAAGATTTACATACTTCTAGTCCATATATACGTGGTCCAGACCCATTTTTTAATTTGCGTTCATAAATAAGACAATCTTTTTCTCTATCGTAAACTACCTCCATATGTTTTAATTTCAACCTATCTAATGATTTAATTTCATCATAATTCACTATTTCATGAAAATGTGTAGCAAAAATAGCAGATACACGTTTATCATGTAATTTAATCAATCCTGCAACAAATATGCTTAGAGCAGATTCCATCTCAGTTCCAGAACACAATTCATCCCCTAATATTAAGCTATTTTCATCTGCCATTTTTAAAATAACACGTAATTCCGACATTTCAACAGCAAACGTAGATAATCCCTTAAAAATATTATCATTTCCTAATATTCTAGAAAAAATAGCGGTATATGGTTTATATTGGAATCGAGAACACGGAACAAACATTCCAGTCTGTGCCATAATTATTGATATACCAATAGCTCGAATAAAGCTCGTTTTTCCTACAGCATTTGTTCCAAATACATTAATAATATCCTCACCATTTTTCCCTAGAATTATATCATTAGTAACATAAATTTCATTCTGTTGTATATGTTCTATTAAAACATGTCGTAAATCCGTTGCTTCGATAAATGATTTCTCGTTGTCGCTAATAATTATAGGACAACAATAATTATATTGTTTTGCTATATATGCCTTACTTTGCATTACATCTATTTTAGCTATGTATTGAGACAATTCATTTAACTCAACTAAAAAAGTGCTTTCTAAATCAAGTAAAAATTCTAAATACGCTTTTGCTATCAATAAATCTATCAAGTCTTTCATTACAAGTAAATCCTTACATATTTCATTCAATAAAGGAAAATCGATATCGACACATGTGTTAGAAGATTTAATAAATTTCACTTCTTTCAAATTAATAGTTAATTCATCATTTATATTTATTATTCCTGTTGGTGTTTTTGTTAGAATGGTTTTGATTATCCCTTCCAAAGTTTGAGAACGTTTTTTTGTCATCTGTAAACATACTCCAGATTTTTCAGTTTCATGAACTTTAACATACTCAACTTCAGTATTCCCTTTCTCTACCTGTTTCATAAGACCATTAAAATAAATTTGAATATATTGAAAATATAATTTACTTTTGGCGTATTTATCAACAGTATCATCCAATTTGTTAGAAACCCCTCTCCTTATAATATTTTCATCAAATGTATTCATAGAAGATGTTAATTTACAACTATCCATTACCAAATGACTATCTATAAATTCCATTATTTTTTTACTAACATTTTCAATATAATGGAAAGACGCAGTTATTTCATTCTCATCAATCTCCAGAAATTCATTACATAGATAATTAGAAATTTCCGGACATTCTGCTAAGCAAACATTCATCTGATGCGTTAAATAAACACTATTATATAAATAATAAATAGAAGAAGGATACACTTTTTTTGAAACCATTTGTCTACATATTTTTTCGATATCGCGCATTTGAGACAACTGTTTTCTAAAAAAATCGACAAAATGATAATTTTTCAAGACAATATTTGTGATTTCATACTCTTTATTTAACCAAACTTCATTAAATGTGGGATTTGTTATTTGATAATGAAATTTTCTACGACCCATAGAAGAACACGTCTTATTTAAAAAAGATGATACTGATGATAAAGACCCAAATTTTTTCCCATCAATAGATGAATCACCTATTATATTCAATTGGATAAGAGTATGATTCGCCAATATCATCCGTTCTGATGTATTGTTAAATTCAGGTAAAGATATCTTTTCAACTAATGATGGATTATGCTCTTGTATAAAATTCAGTAGAAAGCACAACGACTGTGTAGCAGTTTGATTACTGTGAAATTCACTACATATGTCATATGATTCAGCGCCATAGAATGTTGATAATATTTGTTTTACATATTTTTGATTAGAACTATTCTGTGCCCGGTTATCTGTATTGCTTATTCTGTGTATAATTGGAGAACTTAAACCTATAAATTGAATGATTGTTTGGAGAGTCGCGTTATCAAACGGAGATATTATTATTACTTCACTTGGAGAATAGATTGTGACAAATCTTTCCAATTCATCAAAGGTAGTTGTAGCCATATAAAAAGTTGTTTCATATTGAAAAATTGTACTTTTCCCTGTAAAAATATTAACAACAGAAACTCCATAAACAATCGAATCTCTATTTTTTTGAGTTGTTTTCGAAATAGGTTTGTATGTTTCCATCCAAATGCACATTATATTATTTGCAATTTGGGTCGTTGTATCAATATCACATGAAAGATAAGAACCAGTAGAATAAATTTTATCTAATTTACGAATAACATCCTTGCCTTCTTTTTCTTGAACATATACTGGAACGGTATAACCATTATCCGTAAGTTTTACAAGATATTTATCTAATGTATAATCACGGAATCCTGCCATCATTAAATTGCAATTGTTATACGTAATCTTTTTATCTGAAATATTTAGCTGACAAATCTCTGCAATTTCAACCATATTACTACCGATTATTTCTCCAGAACTATCTTTCATGCCATATATTTCAAAAAATGCCCCTACTTGCATCAATAATAATGTTTTATCCCCATATTGTTTCTTATATTCCTTCGTCAATTTAAAATATTCTTCATGTGTTTTAACTTCTGTTGACTGTTTTTTACTCATATTTCGCTAACAAATATTATTAAAATATATTTATGTAAGTTTATAAAAATATATTTTGTCGATGTTATAATATATATAATGGACACACATGATTATGGTCATTTTTTCGATATTGATGAAAATTATGAATTTAGATGTGAACCAAAACCTTCAACAAAGCTTAAATTGCATAGAGAATATGCTAATGATTCTACAGAACAAATAGTTAGCAAATCTGTTATTGTTGAAGATGATACACCATTTTTTAAGAAGCTCTCATTTATATTGCCAATAACAACTATAGCAATTTTATATTTTTTTACAAAAACAAAATAGTGCTATAAATTTTCATTACTATTCAAGAAATTATAAAGCAAATTCTCTGGACTATGATTTTGCACTTCTCCGCACATTAATATAGATTCTTCATACATTTTACGTAAAACATCTGTCGGTGCAGTAGACCCAATTTTAATAAACCCTCGTTTTATCAAATACCTTTTAATTTCCGGAATTTCTACTTGTTTCAATAATTGTGCTTTTGTGCTAATATTATTTCTTAACGTTTTATTAGAAACCAATACAGACACTCTAGGTAATACTTTAGATTTACCTATTTTATACGTTCTTTTTACAGTTTTTTTTCGTTTAGGTATTGACCTTGTCTTCTTTTTTAACTCATGTAGCCTAGTGGCGGTTTGTTTCATCTCACTAATTCGTTTTAAACTATCATTTATTTTCTTTTCGGCTAATTCTTTATTATTTTTTGAGAGATTTTCTATAGATTGGTTTCCGCCAGATTGTGTTATTAAATTTGGCATGCTAATATTGATTGGTTGTTTTGATTCTACAACTATTGGATTTGACATATTTGTTGTATTATTCATATTTCCTCCTACAGTTATAGTCGGTTGATTTGACCTGGTTTTATTAAAAAAGTTACGATACGTTGGTAAAATCCCATTTTTCAAACAACCGTATGATGGCATGGTTAAATTCATGTTTGGTACACTACTAGCATTAGATATTATATTCAAAGTAGGTTCAGTTACTTTATTCTGTAATTCACTTAGTGAATCAAGTATAGTTGGTTGTTTTTTTAAAGTATAATTTTTTACCTTATCTTCCTTCTCTTTTTTTTCTGCCAAATTTTGTAAAAAAATTTGAGCATCTTTGAACCCTTTATCTAATTCCTCTATAACTAAATTTGGCTTATTTTCAATACCTTTTTTCTTAGCTTCGAATAAAGTTTTGTATCGGTCTTCTTGATGTTGTCTTATCATTTTTAATATCGACTTTTTTTTAAGAGTATTATCATTCTTTTTCTTAGGCGTTGCGGATTTAATCTTAATTGTATTATCAGAGTCATTTCCTGAACGTTTTTTTCGAGTTGCTCTTTTATTTAATGAAAAAAATGACGGATTGATTGTTAATACCTTTTTATCACTCATATAATAAAAAATTCTATATCTAATTTGCCGAAAAGAAATACATCTCCCTAAACTATTTAGACACGCGTATTATTTTAAGATGATGGATTGTATTAGAATATCGTTTATACATAAATCCCATATAAAGCACTCATGTCTTTTTTACTAGTTTTTTTATTTTTTAAAAAAATACTATATCCTTCACTAATATCGTTGACAGATAATTTCTTACGATATTCTTTATCTTTACCGTAAATTCTTCTCCCGTGAGCAATTTTAACATATGTTAGTAATAATTCCATATCACGCCCAAAACTGGTGAATTGCTCCTTCCTTTCATCAAACCATTTATCTTTAATTGTTTCTTCATCTTCAAACGTCCATTCATTTTCAATAACCAATTTTTTAAATATCTGTTTTAATTCTTTTGAACTGTATGGTTCCATAGTAAAGCGCCAAATAAATCGGGATTTCAACCCCTTATTTACTCGAAAAAATGTTTCATTCAATTCATCTTCATATCCCGCGACGATTACCATTAAATTTCCTTTATAGTCACTAAGCGCTTCACATAAAATATCAATACACTCTTTTGAAAAACTATCACTATTATCATATCCACTCGCTAAAGAATATGCTTCATCTATAAAAAGAACCCCTCCTAAACATTCATCTATTACTTTCTTAGTTTTTATAGCAGTTTGTCCTAAATAACCTGCTATTAAATCATTTCTAGTTACTTTTTTGAAAATATTGTTTTTTAAAATCCCCAATTTTGAATACATTTTCCCTATTATTTTTGCTATTTCTGTCTTACCTGTCCCGGGAGGACCATAAATAACTGTATGTTTAAAATCACTAGTTTCTTTACCCAAATGCAATTCCTGTATAAAATATATCAATTGATCCATTATAGATTGTTTCATGGACTCCATTCCTATCATATTTTCTAACATACTCAATTCCAGCTTTATGTTATGAAGAGCCTTAAGATCAATATTATATTCAAATTCGCTATGATATTCATTATTATTAATAATAGAAATAATATCACTTAACGAAGAGATAGAAGCATCTATAGTTATCAACTTTTTCTCTATTATTTTTTCAGGTTGAATATTAAACAAAGTAGTATCATGATTCTTTTGCCATAACATGTATTGCGATTTCCATATAGAATAAACATTATCATTATTTTCATTTATAAAGTTATAAGAATAGTCAAACACAACGGTATTTGATATATCTATTGGTTTATAGTAAAAAGGTTGAATGACCGGTTGGGAGGTTACTCTTCCTATGAAACTTGGGTCATATAGATTATTCTCATAGAAACTAGTATTAATTGCACTCAAAAACGCCGAATAATTTATACTAGTTATTTCCCTACTTTTACTATATGAATCCAAGAAATTTATAAATTTTTTATTTTTCATCCCAAATTATATTCTATATACAGCATTTGTTTATCTGTGTTTAACCATTACATATTTTATTAAAATGCAAACAATTTAAAAAATTGAATCTATAATTATATTAAGTTGAGGATTATACTTAGTATAATCGAATATGTATTGTGAATCGAAAGCAACAAACGGAAATAATTATCTACCATCATTTGACAAATCAACGATGGAATTAAAACGTAAAAAACATCTGAGAGTTCGTGAACCAAAAAAAACAGATTCAGTTATAATGGATGATGTAGTGAAAATCATAAATGAAGAACAACTGCAAAAACAGATTGATATTTTCGAGTCGGAAATTACATCAGAAGAGAAAAGTGTATTAGACCATCTTGGAAATTACATCGAGGAGCCTTATAACATAATTGAGTCCTACTTTGACGGACAGCATTTGGAAAGATTAGTTAGACATCAAATTGAATCATATAATCATTTCGTAAATTTTCAGATTCAACGAACAATACAAATGTTTAATCCCGTGACTATTCGTTCAGAAAATGATTTTGTCGCAGATAAAGATAAATATTTCTTAGAAGTTTTCATTTCATTTACCAACTTCAAACTTTACCCTCCCCAAATCCACGAGAATAATGGCGCTACCAAGATGATGTTGCCACAAGAAGCTAAATTGCGAAACTTTACTTATGCGTCCACTATGACAGTTGATGTAAATATCAAATACGTAATTAGAAACACAGAAAATATGGAAACACCGAACATTATTGAAAAGGTCCTTCCTAAAATAAATATAGGAAAACTACCCATTATGTTAAAATCGTCTGTTTGTGTATTAACTCAAAATAAGCACATAAATCATACTTATACCGGCGAATGTTCTATGGATTGTGGTGGATATTTTATAATTAAAGGTTCCGAAAAAACAGTTCTTGGTCAAGAACGCGCAGCAGAAAATCAAGTATATTGTTTTGACGGAAAAAATACAACTAAATGGAACTGGTTTGCAGAGATAAAATCTGTCCCCGATTTTAAATGTATTTCTCCAAAACAAATAGAAATGATGATTGCAAGCAAAAATAATGGCTTTGGTCACGGTATATATGTTAATATTCCCAGAATAAAACAACCGATTGAACTATTTGTTCTATTTCGTGCATTAGGAATATTAAGTGACAAGGATGTGTGTAAATATATTTTATTAGATGTAAATGATGAAAAACAAGTTGATATATTAAATTGTTTACAGGCATCTATTATTGATGCAAATAAATACATGACACAAGAAGATGCATTAAGACACATAACGTCAGCCGTAGCATATACACCGCTTAATATGGATAAAGAAACCGGAATGAAAAAAAAACGTGAGTTTACCATAGAAGTATTAGATAATGACTTATTCCCACATTGTCAAACATCACCACAGAAACTGTATATGCTTGGTTATATGGCAAACAAACTAATTCAAACGTCACTTGGTTGGATTCCAACGGATGACCGTGATTCTTATTTGAATAAACGTATTGAATTGACTGGAACGTTGTTAAATAACCTATTCAGAAATTATTTCAATAAACTAGTAAAAGAAATGCAAAAACAGATTGTGCGTGAAATCAACGGCGGTTCTTGGCGGTCTACAGAGGATTATGAAAATATTGTAAATATGACTAATATTTATAAAATAATGAAATCGACCACTATTGAAAATGGCATTAATCGTGCTCTGGCAACAGGCGATTTTAGCATAAAACAATCCAATAGTAGTAAAGTTGGTGTTGCGCAAGTTCTAAATAGATTAACCTATGTTTCTAGTTTAAGCCACTTACGACGAATTAATACTCCTCTAGAAAAGAGTGGAGAACTTATCGCTCCAAGAAAGCTACACAACACAACATGGGGCTTCTTATGCTTGACTGGTGATACGGAGATTTTAATGGCAGACCGAACAACCATCAGAAAAATCAAGGAGTTAAAAGACGGAGATTTTGTTTCCACTATAAACCCAAAAACACTTATGCATGAGCCATCCAGCATTCATTCCTTCTTTTGTAAAATTCCAGACAAATTATTTGAATTAACAACAATAAATGGAAGAAAAATTAAAGCAACAGGTAATCATCCATTTCTAGTAAATATTGATGGTAACTGTGTATGGAAAAACGTAGAAGAATTGAATACTAATGATAAAGTAGTTGTTCGACATGTTGTAAGTGATATCATTGATGAAAATAATACTTATGTAAAAATAAATGATTCTGATATTCTAGAACATTATAAAACAGAACTATTGGAACTCAATTTGCTAAATATCGATATCCCCACTTATAAATTAAAAATAATTGCTAGGTTGATTGGGTCTATTAATACTGACGGACACTTGTATGAAAGAATTGATAAAAACAAAAAATATTATAACGCATCATTCTATCTCGGCGAAGAAGTTGATGTGTTTCAAATAGCTGATGACATTTCAAAATTAGGGTTTGGAAATATTTCTATACAACGAAAAATTACAAATTTTGAAGATAAAACTACGGGTAGAATTACGAATTATAGAACTTGGGTAATTTCTAAAAATGGCGCATTTGCGTATTTATTATCATTATTAGGAGGATTTTGTGGGAAAAAAACAGAAACCATTAGATTTATTCCAGAATGGTTGTTAAATTCAGAAAAATCTATAAAACGCGAATTTCTATCAGCATTTCAGGGCGGAGATGGGTCAAGACTTTCATATCAAAAAAATGATAAAACATATAAACCACATATAGGTATTACATTTCAAACAACAAAAAATGAATATTTGGACAATACTAAAATTTATATGGGACAAATCACCGCTATGTTTAATGAATTTGATATAAAATCAACAATTCAAACACAAATTGTAGACAATTTAAAAACTCGTGTATGTATAGTATTTGAAAACGGTTCAGAAAACTTGGCACGATATTCAAACAATATATATTATGCTTATTGTGATGAAAAACGAAGAACTTCTGCTCCAGTAATTGAGCATTTGAAAATAAAGGAGTTCAATAAAACTACCAGAGATAGACATTATAATTATATAATCGACAATCATAAAAATGTTAGCATAACCGAATTGATAACAAAAACAGGTTTGACTGAAAACCAAATAAGAAAGGTAATATCAAAAAATAAAAAGGGGCTGCGTCAAACAACCCGTTTTACTACAGATATCATATATGATAAATACATAAAGGAAAATATTTTAAATAATGGTTGTATTAGTATTCCTATATTGTCAATAAAAGAGATTGAACCCGAACCTGTTTATGATTTTACAACGCAAAGTGATAATCACTCATTTATTGCTTCATCTTTTGTAAGTCATAATTGCCCCGCGGAAACTCCAGAGGGCCAGTCAATTGGTGTTGTCAAAAATATAAGTTATATGGGACATATTACAATCCCTACTAATAGTTCTTCTTTGTACGAATATGTAAAACCATATATTCTACCTTTGGAAAACACTCCATCAGAGCAATTACATGGAAAGGTTAAGGTTTTTGTAAATGGCGCTTGGTTAGGTGTTACAGAAACCCCTGTAGAACTGTATAACGAAATGAAGGACAAGAAATATAAAGGAATTGTAAATATCTACACGTCTATTATATTCAATTATAAAACTCTTGAAATACGCGTATGTAATGATGGAGGTCGTTTAACTAGACCGGTTCTTCGCGTACGTGACAATAAAGCAATCATAACAAAGGATATTATAGATAAAATAACAAAAAAAGAGATTGGGTGGAATGACCTATTAACCAATTGCAAATTACCAGAATCCGTTATTGAGTATATTGACCCCAGCGAACAAAATGTAGCGATGATTGCTATGAAATCAAAGAATAATTATTTACAAGATATAAAGGACAAATTCCAATACACTCATTGTGAAATTCATCCAAGCACTATTTTCGGAGTTCTGGCTTCTTGTATTCCATATCCAGAACATAATCAAGCTCCCAGAAATACTTATCAATGTGCTATGGCTAAGCAAGCTATGGGAGTTTATGTAACAAATTATGACCATCGTATGGATAAAACTGCCTATGTTTTAAATTATCCTACACGCCCTCTTGTGGATACTCGTCTTATGAATTTTATCAAACTTAATAAAATTCCATCGGGCACACAGATACATGTTGCTATTATGACACATACTGGATATAATCAAGAAGATAGTGTTCTTATTAATAAAGGTTCTATTGATAGAGGACTTTTCATAGCAACTATTTATCATACAGAAAAGGATGAAGATAAAAACATTATCCGAGACGAAATCATTCGATGTAAGCCAGACGCGACGAAAACAAAGGGAATAAAATTTGGAAACTACAATAAACTGAACCCACAAGGTTTTATTCCTGAAAACGAATTAGTAGAGAATCGTGATGTTATAATTGCGAAAACCATACCCATTAAAGAAAACAGAAATGACCCTACAAAGACAATCAAATATGAAGACCAAAGCAAAACATTCAGAACTACAGAAGAAACTTACATCGATAAAAATTATACAGGAAGAAATGGAGATGGATATAACTTTGCCAAAGTACGCGTTAGAACACTTAGAAAGCCTGTATTTGGTGATAAGTTTAGTTCACGCCATGGGCAAAAAGGTACTGTGGGAAACATAATTCCAGAATGTGATATGCCATTTACAAAAGAAGGTCTTCGGCCGGACATTATTATTAATCCACATGCAATTCCATCTCGTATGACTATTGGGCAACTCAAAGAAACGTTATTGGGTAAAGTCTTATTAGAACTCGGAATGTTTGGAGACGGAACGAGTTTCGGTAACCTTGATGTTAAAACAATTTCAGAAGAATTACAGAAATTAGGATATGAAAGCTATGGTAATGAACTCTTATATAACGGTCTCACAGGCGAACAATTAGAATCAAACGTTTATATCGGTCCAGTATTTTATCAAAGATTAAAACACATGGTTAATGACAAACAACACAGTAGGTCTATTGGTCCTATGGTAAATCTAACTCGTCAGCCAGCAGAAGGTAGGTCTCGTGATGGTGGTTTTAGAATAGGAGAGATGGAACGTGATGTAATGATTGCTCATGGCGCTTCAAGATTTTGTAGAGAGCGGTTATATGATGTTTCAGATAAATACAGCGTGCATGTATGTAAAAAATGTGGTATGATAGCATCATTCAACGACGGTAATAAAAATAAGATGTATGCGAATGCGGATTTTACTATTCATTTATGCAAGACTTGTGATAATAAAACTGAGTTTGCAAAGGTTGAAATCCCATATGCTTATAAGTTACTTTCTCAAGAGCTACAAACCATTAATGTAGTTCCTCGAATTATTACAGAATAAATACAACAATAATAAATACATAATAATACATAATAAATATTTTTTATAAAATTTTTATTATGAACGTTTATTGGCAAGTCTACTAGACCTCCTTGGTTTCGATGTAGTATGTTCATCTTCTTTTTCTTCATCTTCACTTTCTTCTTGGTCACTAGCATTCTCAACACAACCGTTTAATTCATAAGAATAATCGCAACCCTCTAGCACTATTTTTTCGTAAATATCTATTATTTCATCGATATTGGCGACTTTATCACGTTGAACACAACATTTTCTTGCTGCAAAATCATATAGAGATAATATCAATATTTTTAATTTAGCGTCTGCGTCAAAATAATCAGCTACATTAGGTAAATTAATAAATACACCAATACAATCGAGTATTATCATTCCAAAAGAATAAATATCTATTCTTTTGAATAGATCATTTTTCAAATCTTTTAAATTTGTAAAACTAGAGAATATACGATTATACTTTTCTATAAAATCAGAAACATATTCACTACGGTTGAGTATAGTTAAAAACCCTCCTTCTCTTGGCAATCTTTCAAGTTCAGAAATGCTTAATGGACTTTCTCTTGCATAGAATGTTTTTTCTAAAATTAAATTTCTAGATAAAGTGGAAACATATTCAATCTCTTTTTCGGTAAAACCATATTCTTCTTTTATGTTGAATGGTTCTATATAATATTTTTTTAAACGGTTCAAATACATATTATCGTTGAATGATTTGTTTTCATTATACAACTCATTTAATAATGATTTGTTAATAAAAACATCATGTGGTGAAGATGCGTCATATCCATCAATTTCATCAAAAGCATATGTATAAATAGATATTGACGGCCAAGTAAAATAACCAAAAGCCGTTGGCATAGCCTTTGAATCTATTGATGTATCGATTTTACGAACGTCTGTCAAATCTATTAATTTGAAATTTCCTTCGTGTTCAATAGCATTCTCCGGCTTTATATCGCCATGTATAAATCCTTTTTTTTGTAATAATTGTATACCTTTTCCAATATTAATTATTTTAGTCAAACAGGACATAAAATCTTCAACGCTTGCGATTTCATCTAAATGGTCCGAAACACTTTTTCCGCCCTCATCATAAATAACCATTTTTCTATATTGTTCACCTTTTCTATCCGGCAATCCTTTTGTTTCTGTAAATATCTCTCGATTTTTTCCATAATCACCTTTACTATTTTTTCGCCATTCATTAGTAGTATATGGTTTATTTAATACACTACGTTCGTTAATATCGCAAATCTTGATTGGTAACAAACAATATTGTTTTAATTCTTGTAATTCATCGGGAGAAAATCTAGTTTTTAATCGTGCATTAACCATGATTTCTTCTTCAGCTTTTTCATCTTCCCTAAATAATTTAGATACTTCTTTATCTATATTCCTTGTGTCCTTAGATTCTCCATTACAAAGAAGTCTTGGTGTTCCATAAACTTTTCCAAAAGAACCATCGCCAAAAAGTAATCCTCCTGACATTTTTTTTTGGCGGCGGGTTTTGCCATTTTGTCTTTTATGTTTTTTTTTTGACCGATTTTTGTTATTTAACCTTTTCCGTGTATTCGTTTTCATATATATTATTATAATAATTTTTATGTAAAAATTGTAAAATTTTTATAAAATGGATAGTATAATGGAACCACAACCAAAATTATCAGATAATAGCTTAATAAATGATATAAGACCACAATCGCAATTCAAAGGAGTTTCTTTTTCCAAATTTAAAAGAACCGAAGTTAGAAAACAACTAATTGAGAACATCAAAAATGGGAAATTGGAACCATCTTGTTATTGGTGTGCCGAACTAATTTGTGCCGGACATTTTATGGAAGTATGGGAAATTATACTACATTATACAGGTAAACATATACATCTTGGAAATCCGAAGATAGTCATATATTTAGAAAAACGGTTTGATGTATTCAAAAACATAATATCTCAAGGTCACTTCATTAATGAATTTGATTTGCGAAATCACCCAACCATTCGTGTTTTATTTGCTGAAATAATTAGCACACTCGTTTTATCAAATAAAAAACATAGTTTCGAACCGATTAAAATCAACAGAGTAGAAGAATTTGATATGACACAAATGACTGAGAGATTGAAGGCGCCACATGTGCAATACATAGACCCTTTTTTCAAAAAAGATGACCCAAAAGAACTTATAATAGCTATGAATGAGTTTGCCTACAATATTTCGCAAGATAAGCAAAGTATGATTGGAGCTAGTTATTGGATAGAATGGGTAATTGAATTCGATGCCGTTTGTAAAAAACGTAAAGAACCGTGTTTATGCGAAAAACGACCAAATGGATTGTTGGAAAAAAAATACCAGCGAGATATTATTTGGATAATGTGGGATGCTCTTTTTCATTATTGCAGTTTGATAAATAACAATTTCATCGAAAAAATTTTAGAATCTATTCACAATATATTTTGTATTAAATATACCACAGCCTCTTGCAAAAAACGCAGATACTTATTATATTTTGCTGTAGCACTTTTGACAGAGCCAGTTCCTACAAATATAGAACTTATGCCTAACAAACCCATGATACAAATAGCTATATCAAAAATAAATGAAATATACAAACAAATTAAAAAAAATGAAGAGAGTCCAAATACCGAGTATTTATTTTCTAATTTAGCAAGCGATAATACGTTTGAGCAGTCTATGCGAAGAATGGAATTGGTAAACTCGTTAGATATTTTCGGTGAAAAGGCATAAAAAATTTATAATAAAATTATAATATCGATAGAATGATTCCTGATTGCACTTTATCGACCGCATGTTTTTGTATGAAATCCCTACATGAAGGGGCAAGAACGCTTGAAGAAACAATTGAATCAACAAACATGTTAATGTCCATACCTGTATATTTAGTAATTTATGGAGATAAAAATACAATACCATTATTACGACGAAGTAGAGAACAACATGGTTTATTAAATATAACCATTTTTCACGAACTAGAAATACATTCATTATGGTCCTTTTTATTTTTGGAAAAGGTAAAAGACAATCGAGCTATTTACTTTCCTACAAAGGATGAACGTACCAACCCCGAAACACATTTAATAACATGTAATAAATTCACGTTCGTTTTGAATACAATAGACAAGAACCCTTTCAATACAACTCGATTTGGATGGGTTGATAGCTTTCTTGGAAAAAACCAAGTGAAAATATGCGAGAACTATGAACCAACCGTTTTACCATGGATTTTATCAAATATTACGGATAATTTTCATATACAGGTTCTCAGTTGTTGTGATAAAAAATATAAAAACCCCGAAGATAAAAAAGAATACTATAATAAATATCGTTGGGTTGTTTGTGGCGGGTTCTTTACATGCGGTAAAGAAATTGGCATAAAAGTGCTTACCAGGTTGAATGAAATATTTGTTAATACCACGATTGACGGTTATGGCCACGGGGAAGAGATGTTTTATTTGGAAGTTCTCGATGAATTTTATGACGATATTGTCCGTTCTTATGGGGATTATGGACAAATATGGGATAATTTTGTTCGGATTCAAAAAAATTATCACTATATTTATTATTTTATTTTGAAACCTTATATCGAGAAGGGTTATTGGAAAGAAGCTCATGATTGTTGTAAAGCATTATTAGATGAGATAGAGAACCATAGGTTATATGTAATTCCAAATGTTTACATAAATTTACTATTAGATTGGTTAATAATTAACTATCATTATTGTGCAAAAAACTCAAAGGAATTAGTAAAAAAAATAAATAATATATGTTCTCAGAATGGTATATTATTTAATGAATATCAAAAGGAGAAATGGCGAATAGAATGGTATTTATGGTCAATTCGTGATGTTTTTGGGGAGTAATATTATTTCATATATTTTTTGAAATTCGTTCGGCAACATGGGCAATTCAGATTGCATTTTAACCACTTGGCGAGACATTCTTTGTGAAAATTATGCTTACAAATTAATGTTGCCATTTCTTCCTTCTGGTCAATACAAGAAATACATATAGAACAGTCTACGTCAGTAGATTCATTAACATTATATTTCAAAAACTGACTCTCTTTTTTAGCATGTGTACAATTTTTACACCACTCTTCCATAAATTTTGAATGATATTCAATACAATCACTACGTTTACATCTCATAATACGTAACGATTTTATTACAGCCATTTGTTTTTTTGTAAAAGTTCGTCCATTTAAATATTTTTGTTGATGATTGTATATTTTTCTATCAAATACCTTGCGTTCTTCCGTCTTTAGATTATTAAATAAGAATCCTGGAGTTAATTTATCTTCATTAAATAGAGTTAATATATCGTTAAAAGAACGTTTGGTTTTGAGTTTCGACATTTTTTCATTCGTTTTTTATAAATTAGGTTTCTAATTTATAAAATCAATTTTTTGAGATGCTTATTTATGTTTAAAATGCGCTTCCTAATAAACTATTTGCTGCTGCAGGACCAAAATCACTTCCGCCCATCCCCCCTCTCCCCATCATAGTGTCATATCCTTCCATAGGATTAGCTGGTCTAGTCGTTGCCACCGGAGCAGGTGGGAACATATTCGATTGAACCTGACTATTATCTAGATAATCAGCTTGGCTGGAACTGTGTTGAGATAAAGGCTGACTAACTCTAACTCCATTTTTCACATTTGCCTTTTTATCCTTGGGTGATGTTCCATTCCACAACTCATTCACACGGTCAACCAAGATATTCACCTTAATACCCAATTTTGTTTGAATGCTCAAAACAATAATTAAAAAGGCTAATATCACATTTGTCAACATTAAATGCTCATATTTAAACCCGCTATAAGTAGGGAAATATGTAATCACGCGATGAATAATTATAATTCCGCAAAACATAACTATTAATTGAATAAATATTTCTACTAAAAGCTCTAAACTAGACTTGTCGGGGTCCGCCTCGGGAATAAATTTCTGTATTAATTTATTTAAAATTACAACCGGAATAACACCAAATAATGAATATTGAACTACATTCAATATCTCAGCCTTGCCCTCCTCTGTTGTAGAAAAAACGTGTGACAAAAACCCTTTTTTCGAATGCTCTTTTGTTTCGTGTAAAATCTCCATTTCAAACTAAACTATATACAAAAGATATAGAAAAAATATATTTCGTTTATATGAATTCCTTAATCATAGGGAAAATTGGTTCAATAGCATTAGCGCAAGCAATTGCTACCTCCCAATGTTCTTTTTGTGTTCCATTACCACTCCTTAATTGTATATAATGAATCCATGACCTCAACGTTCCATTCATATATAACCTTGACTTTGTCATTCCTTCTGGCAAAACTGAGCGAGCTTGTTCCTTAGCAATCCCGTTATTTATTGCCCAGTCATATGCGTTTTCTGCGGCTTCTTTCACCTTATTTTGTGCCGTTTTCCATGTTTCTTCTAAATCATTATCATTTACGAATATGCTATTCTGTCTATTCTTATTATCTTGCAACCTAGCCTCTCTTGTTTCAAACCCTAAATCAGCCAACGCATATCTTTGCGAAAACTCTTGGAATGAAAATGACCGATGTCTTAGCATTTGTCTTGCTATATCGCGCGTAGTTTTAATTTCCAAACATATACTTACCATTTCAAATGGCGACCAATGATTATTGTTTATCAAATATCTTATTAGCTTAGAATTAGTTTCTGTGTTATTTTGATTTGCTGGGTTTGATACGCGTGCACAATAAGCTACTAATTCCTCTATAGTTTTACTATCATCGAGTGGTTTTGAGAAACTGATTAATTTTGCACTCATTTTTATAAAAGAGAAAGAAGCTTTTATATTATTTATTTTTGATAAAACTATATTCGTTTAGAAAGATTTAGAGATATCCATTATAATATTATATCCTTGTCGAATGAGTCAAGCAAACGCAGCCGCAATCCGTAGAAGAGCAAACCCAGCATCAATCGCACCTAATCCAAATCAACCACAACAACAGTCTTCCGGGGACCAATCAAATGTAAATTCACCCGGACTTACACTACCACAAGTAATTGCTTTAGTCGATAGACGTCTAATTAACCTCGAGACATTTGTAAAAGAATCTAGGGAACAACCCACAGTACAGTTTGGAGAACAACAACTAGCTCCTACAATTTCGAATGATATTATTGATGAATATAACCATAGGTTTGAGATATTAGCAGATGAAATTGCAAACTTAAAAGAAATCGTTTTAAAGCTACAAACCTATACTATGGATGTAAATAAAATGTTAATGGATGAAAGAATCCACGTATTTTCAGATTTAGGTGGTAATCGTGCTACAACTCCAGTTCAACACGTTGTTGAAAACGATTTAATGCCCACAACTACAGAAATTAATCCCGCGACAAGTCTAGATTTGCGAAATTTAGTAAAGGCCGAGTTTCTAACATAAAATATAGTTTTATAAAAATACATAAAAGTATATTTGTTTTTCATATAACAAGATGAACGCCGAATCAAAAACGTTTATGGAAAGAATATCGGATTTACAGAATGAATACTATTCTAACTTTGGTAAAAATATGTTATTTAAAACGAAACAAAAACAAGATTGTGCAAATTTAGTTGCCGATAAAATGGGAAACGATGAAATGATTGAAAATACAATTTTTCATATACCAAAAACCAACAAGGTATTTTTTGATTACCCTGTTTTCAAATTATATGCGAACCAAAATAATTACGACATTATCATCTCTAAAATAATATCTTCGTTTGATGCAAATATCAAAAAATACGGATGTTATGAGTCACATATCAATTTAAATTCATTTTCCATATCAGCTTTAGAAAGATATAAACCAATTATAATAAAGTTCTGCGCTAATTATCTTAACAACAATCCGCGTTATACTGATAATTTAGAACGCCTTTATATTTACAATACACCCAGTATGATTGATATGCTAATTAATATAGTATCTCCATCTGTCAATACCGATGTTCTCAAAAAAATAGTTTTCGTCAATAAAAAGGACAGCGAAAAATTGATTTTAAATCTCTTGACTAATAATGTTGAAACAAAGCAAACTATTTAAATAATTGAATAACTAATATTCCAAGATGAGCATCAAATTAATTATCAAGAACAATCAAAAGGCAGAAACATTCTGTAATATATTTCAACATGTCAAACTATTCACAGACCATATTAATATTATGTTTATGAATGAACGCATTTATATTCAGTCTATGGATTCTGCTCGCGTCTCCATATTTGAAGTATTTATACCAACCACATGGTTCGATGTTTATGAATTTAGTCTAGATAGTGGAATAAATATGGGTATAAACGCAACAATTCTTTATAAAATATTATGCACAAGAGATAAACTGCAAGAAACACATATTCATTTTGATAAAGATTATGATGACAAACTTAATATTGAATTTACATCTGAAAACAAAGCGGTATTTGATAAAATATTTGAAATCCCCCTCATGGAAATCGAATCTGAGCTAATGAATATACCTGATTTTGAAAGTAAAGCTGACCTTTCTATTTCGTCGAGTAATTTTGCCAATATTATTAGCCAATTAAAGATTTTCGGTGATGCATTAGATATTGAATGTAATGAAGAAAATGTATTGTTAACGTCTATTAGTCAAGAAACCGGAAAAATGTTGGTTAAAATAAATATAGACGATTTAACGTCTTATGCGATTAATGAAGATGAAACGATGAAAATGTCATTCAGTTTGACGCATTTGAATAATATTTGTATGTATAATAAAATAGCCAAAGACATAGAAATACATTTAACAGATAATTACCCCATGAAGTTGGTTTACTATTTAGAAGAAAATAGTGATGAAAACGGAGCAAAGTTGGTGTTTTATTTGGCACCAAAAATAAATGACGACGAGTGATTCTTTACTATACGTTCATTATAGTAAAGAAAATAATTAATAAAAATAATGCTTACTTTCTTCTTTTAGTTTTATTCTTGCGATTACTACTTCGCTTTGTTTTCTTAGCGTATTTCTTTCCAGATTTTTTATGGAGTCTTTTACTTTTTCCACCAAATCCAAATCTTGTCGATAAATTTTTATTGATTATAAAATTGTATAACTCATTTTGTGTAAATGGGTCTTTCTTTAAAGAACCAAACATAGACTTGGGGTAAAGGATTTCACCTTTAGATTGAGAAGATAATTTATCAACATTTTTCTTAATATCATTCAATTGTTTTGCGTCGTATGCTATATCTTGTTTTTGCAACTCGGATATTATAGATTCAATTGCGTCCTTTTGTGGTTTAGATACTTTACTTTGTTTTTCTTTCACATCTATACTGTTTTTAAGATCGGTTAGTTTTTCAATTATCTCTCCTTTATTGGAAGTAGGAAATTGTTTAGCTGTTACTTCTTTCTTAGGTTCCCAACCCACATTTCCCTTAATTGTCTTTTCAAAAAAGCCTTGAGCAGTATCGCCATCAAAATCTAGATTTTTCCATGGATCTCCGTTATCATTCACATTATCAACAAAAGTGGCAACCTTATTATACACGGTTTTGTCTGCGTCAGTATAATGTTCAAAAAGCCACAGTTTAGCCGCTGCAATTGCTTCCGCTGCAGTTGTCTCTTTACCTGTATAGCTGCTAATCGAACTTTTTCCCTTAGGATAAGGATTGAAATTATATGCGTCTTTCAATGAGGGTTCTGTATTCAAATATGTAGTAATATCATTTAAAAATGAAGGATTTGATTTATAAACAACCTTCTCATCTTTACCAGGAACATGCATTATTAATATATCTCCTAAAGTTGGCTCATGGTCAACATCAAATGAAATTACTTTCTCTCCTAGTATATGTCGTTGTCCTAGGTATTCTTGTGGCCCTGGTGGTGTTCCATTCAATCCACTTAGTAAGGCATCGGCCTCAGAGCTTGTTATCGAAGTGGGGCTTGACTCTTCTGAGATGACCTCTTCAAACCCGTCAAACTCGTCATCACTATCTACGCTCATTTATATATTATATAAAGATAAATAATTCGTTTTAAATTTGCTAAAACTACCTAAATATAAGATAAATGAACGCCTTCCTAAATATAATTCTATTTTTAATTATTCTATTTTTCTACATCCATATTACCCATCAACTTAAAAAAAGCGAAGATTTAGAAATATATGAAATGGATTATTCATCGAATACACATCTACAAGAAGTATGCGAAATAAAACAACCTGTATTATTCGAATACAAATCAGTAAATCCCGAATTTTTCGAAAATATAAACATCGATTCTCTAAATATTGGTTCCAACGACCTTAAAATAAAGGAAATCCACGACTATTGGAAAAACGACGATTCTGTAGACTATGTAGTATTACCATTCCAAAGCGCAAATACACTTATATCTAGCGATACCCAATCTAATTACTTCTCTGAAAACAACGATGATTTTATAGAAGAAACCGGATTAATTAAGGAATATCAATATAACGATACATTTTTAAAACCAACCGCATGTTTACAAACAAAGTATGATATATTAATGGGTTCAAAATCAGTTACAACCCCACTCCGGTATCACACATGTTATCGTCAATATCTATCTGTAAATTCTGGTAAAATCCATGTAAAAATGACACCATGGAGAAGCACTAAATATCTATATCCTATTTATGACTATGAAAATTACGAATTCCGGTCTCCCATTAATGTTTGGAATCCACAGAAAAAATATAGACATGAAATGGACAAAATCAAATTCTTGGAATTTGATGTTCTCGAAGGATATGTTTTATATGTTCCACCTTATTGGTGGTGTAGTATAAAATATTCGGAAGAACCCACTATATTGACAGGATTTACATATAATTCGGTTATGAATTGCGTTGCAAATATTCCAAATTGGGGGCTTTATTTTTTACAACAACATAATATAAAAAAACGCATAACAAAAACAATTGACCTAAGCGGTCAAGTTTCTGCTGAAGATGTTATTGTTCATGATAATGAGGAGGATGATGTAAATAACAAATGAATTTTCTATTTCAAATAGCATATTAGTTAGTGCGTCGCATATACAATTTTTGATGAATCAAAATGATGTTCTTCCATTCTATGTATACCATGCCCTATATTTGAATATTCAGATACACGACAAAATCTGGTGCAATATGCGCGTTCAGGGTCAATTTCAATCTGATTAATTAGATTCTCATATTCTTCATCATCATAATCAATATTTTCAATTTCCGCATCATATAGTAGTGATGATAAGTCTTCAATATACAAAATGTATTTTCCGCCAAGAAATCTTTCCCAAAAATAGGTTGTATAACCAGTAAACCTTTCTCTGGAAGAACGTCGTTTTATCGGAGCATAAATATTTGATATGACTTCTTTTCTGGATTCTTCTATTTGCTTATAGAATGCTCCCTTTCTATTTTTATAATTTTCTTTATAATAGGTTGGCCCAAAGCTCAACACATGTTCGATAGCGTCTAACGGTAATAATTTGAAAATATTCATTTTGTTGGTAGATGTTTATCTGTAACCATAGAAAAATATTTCAATTTTTTCTGTAAAATATCAGAATTTGACAGAAAAAGTATACAAATTTTTTGTAAAATCATCGTTTTGTGCGTTTTTTTGTTTTATTTCTTCGTCGGGTTCTCTTTGTTTTGCGTTTTTTTCCACCAAATAAACTATTTGCTATCATTTCTCTTCTTAATGGAACTATATTGTGATTTGTTATATCGATATCAAAAGGATTAGAAGTAGGACTTGCATCTTTTTCTATATCAAAATTATCATTCACAAAATTACTGCATGAAAAATCAAGATAAATTACGTGTTTTACCCCTTTACTCTTTAAAAAATTAACTATCATTTCTGTAGTTATATATTCTGTATCACCATAATGAGCACTTCCTACTAATTCTCTCACTAAATCTGGTTGACCTGTCATATTCAAAACTATTATTTGCCAATCATAAGTATCATGCGCTTCAGTATTATCGCGTGTATATGTCTTATTTAACATAGTTGTTCCTGGTCTGAACTGACTAACTAAATAACCGCTATCCTCTGTATATACATATTTTTGAATAATACCATCAATCTCTCCGGTTTTTCTTGCAGTAGAATGTTCAATTACCTCTAGTTTTACTATTTCTTTTTTTCGTTTTTTGAAATCAGCGGATAAATTACTAACAATTCTCAAAATTTCCTCATTATTTTGAGTAAAAGTCTTTTCATTAATTACTGGCGATACAACTTCATCAATATATTCTTTCAATTTCCAGTCAGTCATCATATTACATGTTCCGGGCGGAATTTCCGAATATTTAGTAACTGCAATTCCTGTTGGAATATCAAACATAGGCATGTCATTTTTATCATAAATATCTGAAGCCTTCTTATGAGGAATTCGTATTAAACCATGAGTAGCAACAGATATTACTGCTACTTCTGGATATTTTACTTTGCTCATCTTTATACAATAAACTTATAAATTTTATTGTATAAAAAATTGAAAATTATTCATATTGATTGAATTCAGTATCATTAATACAATATGTCTGAACACGAAGAATTTGCCACTTTAACAGAAAATAATTATAATCAATATATCGATAAATATTCAATTGATGGCACAAATTCTTTTGTTACACACTTAGAACTATCCGCGATTATAACTAAATTTGAAACTATTGTATTCCAACAGAATGAACTCATTTCAAAAATGCAAACAGATATTGATAACCTAACGTTACTAGTAAATGGTAAGCAATTTATGAAACGTTCTCTATCTTATGAATCAGTAGACATTAAAGCAGAATTAGATAAAGTAGATTAGCTCTATGTTAGCAGGTTTTTCTCAACAATAACTTCTTTTAAAACATTTCTTACTATTTTATTAGTGTCTTTTTCTTCATCTTCTTTATTGCACGAACCTAAAGAGTTTAATGATATCCTTACAAATTCATCATTTTTTTGTGTCGCCACTTCTTTAAACTCTGGGTTCTCTTCTTGCCACGCAGTCAACTGTCGTAAATTTTTATTTGCAACTATTTTAACTATTTGTCTCAATTTGGGTTTCTCCTGTGGTTCTTTCTCCCAGATATCCTTATCTTTTATATAAATCGTTTCTCTCTTATAATCTGTACAATGAAGAGGCCTTGCATAAACGTCTAATTCCTTCAATTTATTTATCAGAATCCTTGAAATACCGTTGACATATCCTAATCTACCAGTAGCTTCTATATCTGATACATTTAATTGCATATTATCTAAAAAATCCTGTATATTCAAAGCGTTTTTGCACTGTTCATTCAAGAAAAAATTCAAATTAAATTGGTTATTGTTTGTAGTATTGTTTTGATTAATAATCGTCGTCTGATTCTTTGCTAAATCCATTATTTTGTTATTTTGTTCTATCAAAAACAACTGTAGTTCCTTGTTTTGTTTTATCAATTCATATATCATTTTGGATTGGTCCTCCTTGGCTGCTTCTTGTGGGATATCATCAAAATCAATATGTCTACATACTTCTTCGTTACATGTTTTATTGTGTTTCCAAAGACTTCCTCTCGATAAATACTGTTTATTGCAAAACACACATTTAAAAATTGGATTATTTCCCATAGCAACTTTATTCATATGTTTTTTAGTAGAGTTATGCTTGTTATAGTCAAACAGATTAGCTGTAAAAAAATTGCACGTCTCACAGCTATACGTTTCTTTGCGATTTATTGTCGACAAATTATTGGGAGAACTTTCTCTATTATGTTTCTGGGTTGTTTTATGTTTATTAAAATTGAATAATGACTGCGTTCTAAAGTTGCATTTTTCACAATAATATTCTATTAATTTTTTGCGAGAAATTGTCTCCATTTTTTATATTAGGAGTAGACATTTTTTCGCCTAAATAAACTCGTAGTTTTACGAAAAATAACGAATACAGATTCAATAGTTTTGCTTAAAATTGTCGAATTAACTAATTTTACGTAAAATATAGAATTTACATAATTTTACATAAAATTCATATTACATAATATAACGTAGAATTATCGGTAGAACGAGAAAATGTCTACCACATCGACTTTCTCGCAAGGGGTGGTAATGTACTTTTAATACATGTATATCAACTACTATTACCAAATATCGTAAGAAATTGTTCAAAAACGGGTCATGCGACATCTTTTCGACTGACCCAGTAGACAACTTCTCGCAAGCATAATTTCACGTAAAATTATGTAAAAGTTATGCAGCCAATTTATAATTATTTTTTTGGTATTTACAGCATCTCCGAGTAAAACAGGGCATTTTGCAAAAGTCCATCTCACCTTTTTGAAATTAGACATTTTTAAAAATGTCCAAAAAAAAAAACCTCAGCCATTTCTTTTTTGGCCTTTTATTAAATATTTGGTAGTAAAACTATTTAATTTACATAATTTTATATAAAATATCGAAATCACGTGAAAATGATGAAGGTGAATGGAGTATTTATTATCTGATTATATGTATATAATGAAAATGCAGATTCTTATTTCAGCGATAGCAATGTTGGTTCTCGATTCTATTTATTTAACAATCAATAAAGCTACATTTGAGAACCAAATAGCCGGTATTCAGCGGGTAGCACTTAAAATAAACATGGTTGGTGTTATTTTTTGTTATATATTTTTAATAGCAGGTCTCTACTATTTCATTCTAATGAAAAAACGCCCTATATTAGACGCGTTTCTTTTTGGTATAGTTATTTATGGGGTATATGAAATGACGAATTTAGCAACATTTAAAAAATGGTCGCCCTATGTTGTTATATTGGACACTTTATGGGGAGGAACGTTAATGGCAGCTACTACTTATATCACGTATAAATTATCGAATTAGATATTGGTTTATTCTTCTTTATTTTAAGTTTTTTCATTATTATTTCCGTTCCATATTTTGCAGCAAATTCTTTCATATTTAATTGCACAACATCGGCATTTCCAAATATACATCTTTGTGTTTCTAATGTTTGTTCGTCTGGTTCAAACCCCCAATTATCGTAAAATTCTTGTTGATTTTTGTCTATTTCATTAATGTCTTCTTTAAATTCAATACATGATTTATCATGGTTTAAATATCCGCCGTGTTTCTCAATTCGTTCTTTCCATATTGGACTCCTATATGCGTAATATTCCCAATTATGCGTGTATAATTTTATAGGATTTTCGGGAACATAAGTCATAAATAATTCGTTCGCATTATTTCTGACCTGATATCTACATGCGGTTTTCAATAATTTATATGCCCTTCCTTTTTCTGGAATTATAGTTTTATATTTTTCAATTTCATCTGGTTTAATTAACATCACCATTTTCCTTTTCTTTTTAGATTCAGGATGATTACATTTAATATTAAAATATTCATTGATAAAAGTATCAAGGCGATAATTTCGCATACACATAGTGGCAACTATAGAACCAATATGATGTTCTAACTTGTTATCTGTTAACCATTCATTCCGTAATTTATTTATAAAATTTTCCAAATCGGGATTGTCTATTTTGTATAAAGTATCATACAAACGTTGTAAATATTCAAAAGTGCCTTCACCGAATCCCGAATAATATAATTCGTATATCCAAAACATAGCTTCATCTATCTGACGGTCTAATAACGCCAACAATAATGACTGATTTACCGCAGTTAAAGAATACAAATACCTGGTTAGAATGAAATTTTCAGGTATATCTTCCATATTATTATTCGTTCGTTTTAAAAACAGTTATTTTTATTGAAAAACGTTCAATTTTTCAATAAAACAGCGATTCAAGGTTTATCATCAAACTTATGAATAAATCTCTTATAAAAGGTCTTGTATGTATTTTGTAGTTTATCAAACTTCATATTGAATTTGCCTTCCATAAACCGCTTATCTATATTTTCCACTATTGCTTTATCTTGCAACATAGTATTATACATCATATTTTCCGTAACCATATCTCCAAGTTGATTTTTCCAAAAATTGCGATATGTTTTTACATATAAACGGCTTTTATTCTCACTAATGGGCAAAGCAAATGTAATAACTGTGCTAATATATTCATTAAATATAACTCTAGCAACAGTAGTATGTGGCAAAATAAACTCATTTTCAATTCGCAATTCTTTGGAGCCAAATACTTTGCGCGCCATAGATTCGTCGCCAGATTCATATAAATAAGACGTTTTATAATGGTGTGGACCTATCAATCTAGGTGGATGTACTTCAATAGGGCGAGGATTTTTAGTATTACCGAACGAATGAACGAAACCGATATGCATAACATCAAGCGAATTTTCGCTAAGAATCCGAGAATAACAATTGAAATCCATTTTTAAAAATACAGCACTATCGTTGCGAGCTACCTCCTCTTCTACGAAGATATTTTCTTTAAATGGCTCACCCGTCTTATTTGTATTAAAATATGTATTCAAATAAACCCATCCGTTTTTTTCAACAACTTGGTATTTTGGAATATCGTAAATAGGCGAAGGGTGGAAACATATGCCAGGAACTTTGGTTAGTGTCCCATTTTCGTTAAATTCATAACCATGATAAGGGCATACTACGTTGTTATTACAAATTTTACCTTTTGACAAAGACGCCCCTTTATGCGAACATACGTCGTCTAGTCCCACTAGTGTATTATCAGAATTTCTCCAAACAACGTAATTTTTCCCCCAAATAGTTGCTTTTACTGGTTTATTGAATGGAAATTCTGAATTTGTACCAATAACGTACCATTGTAAATCAAATTTGTCCTGTGGAGTTAACATGTGGTAATCCAGTTTAGGATAATCAAGAATACTTGATGTTAACGAGGATATTTCATTATTTCTATTCACCAATCGGTTTACTATGTGAACAAATGATTTTGCTGAAAATAATAATGATAGTATTAATACAGTTGTTATTTTGTTCATTATATAATTATGCGAAATTATCTTTAAATACTATATATAAGCTTTTATTCTTATGGCAAAATCAAAAAAAACTCTCAAGAGAAAACCACGTCACAGTAAAACCGTAAAACGCGCACCTCTGCAAAATAAAGAAAAATCGCATATAGTCAAATTGTTTTTGGAAATGTTGAATATGGTAAAATTATATCATTGGAAGACACATTCCTATGCACAACATAAAGCAACTGATGAATTGTACGGAAAACTTAATGACCTAATAGACCAATTTATCGAAGTATTGTTAGGAAAAGACGCATCGCGAATTAAAATGCTAGAAAAAAGAATCGACTTAATTGATTCTAAAAACGTAAGTGATTTCAAAGCGCGAATTTATGAATATCGAGAATTTTTGATAGACATGAATATGTATTTTGATATTAAACGTGATTCCGATTTGTTGAATATTCGAGATGAGATATTAGGCACTATTAATCAATTCTTATATTTGATGACTTTTGCTAAATAAAATGTTTGACATCATACCATTTATGCTAGGTAAACTACTCAAGTTTTGCGGATATTTTCCATGAACTTGGAAATAAAACAGCGACGACATTTGTCTGCGTTGTTTTAATATTTCCTTGCGTTTTTTGAAAATCGTTTTCCATCGTCGTTGTATTATTCTTAGCCAATAGGTTTTTAAGATAACTGAAACCGTTTTATCTGACAAAATATGCACTTTCATAATTTCAATTTGAAAATGATTATTTACAGTAAAAGGTTTTAGAATACTATACCAATATAAATAGCTTTTTATGCTTTCGTAAGAATATTTCAAGAATGTTTTTACAGACACCGCATTTGTAAGTATATAATTATCGCAATAGTGATTATAAGTGCCTATGTAATAAGTATTATTCTTTTTTTCCATGTCAATATATTCTTGTTCGTCATTAAATATATATTCAGAATCGGATTCATATTCAGAATCAGATTCTGGTTCTGTAGTATAATTGGAATCAACGTCTGAATCATACAAAATGATTTCATCCATATTTTAATATCACACTTTTTTTCATTCAAAATGCTGAATTATTTCTTAATCAATTTTTTATTATGTGTGTTAGTCATAGTTCTCCAAAATGTACCTATTTAAGTACATTTTGTAAACTTGGCGTGCCTTTACTAAGAAATCCTTACCATACATGGTACAGATTTCTCAGAACTTCCCCAGGCAAATTATTGCCCGGAGAATAAAGGTTAGGTATAATAAAATATAATAATTGTATATATGTCTCTTTATAATAACGATAGTGTATCGCAATTGACTCAACCAGTAAATGCGAGTGTTCCTTTAGTACCAAGACCACCAGATAGTGAACCAACTAAATCGCTTACAGATAAAACACCCCAAGATAAAATCGATATTAGTCAAAATTCGATTAATTATTATGTAAAGTTCTCGTTTATGATAACATATATTTTGCTATTAACTACAGCAACCCTCACATTTATAGAGGCCATGAGAACCAAGGTTCCATTTATTAGACATATACTTAATTTAGAAACATGCATATCCATTATAGCCGGCTATTTTTACTCAGTTTTCTTAGCAAAGATACAAACCTATGAAAAAGAGAATAAATCGATGGATTGGGCTGATGTCACCAAAACCAGATATATTGATTGGTCAATAACAACTCCGCTTATGTTATTAGCATTATGTGTAGTATTAAGTTTAGAATCCAATATTTCAGTCAAACTACATACGATTTTACAAATAGTTGGTTTGAATTATATGATGTTAATTATGGGATTTCTTGGTGAAATAGGAAGTATTGGACGTTATACTGCGACATTTGCGGGTTTTGTTCCATTTGCCATAATGTTTTACATTATTTATGTAAATTACATTAAACCCAAGAGTTCGTTCAATAAGACATTTTTATATTACTTTTATTTAATAATATGGGGATTATATGGTGTAGTTTATTTATTACCTGATAGCATTAAAAATATTTGTATGAATATATTGGATTGTGTAGCAAAGTGCTTTATAGGAAATGGTCTTTTTATTTATTATTCTAATATGATAAAGGGATGGTAATTTACACATAAAGAGACTGAGATGTAGCAACGTATTTCAAAATCATCCTTTCTATTTGATTTAATTTATGTAAAAGGTTCACATCGCTAATATCTTCGCAAATATTTACAAACTCATTAGTAATCGTAACTATTTTCAACATGGCTTTTGTAAAATCGCCAATCGAAATTGTCTTAGCTGCTACTTCATTCTGTATGAACGATTTACATTCGATTTCAGTTTCGCAATCACACCACGACATAGATAATTCAATTATATCAAAATTCAACGCGCTGTCATAATTAATACCTGTATTTAACTGGAACTCCGATTCAGTTTTTCTATATTCGTTATATTGTTCTTCTAATTCTATTATTTTACTCTGTAAATGAGAATCAGCAATATTGGGTCTAGAAATGCGTATATCGTCAGGCACTTTCACATCTGTAAAACATGAAAACAATCCAACTAATTGTTTTGGTGTAAACGATTCATAGTTATTCCATTCGAACATACATTTTGATAAAATAAGGGGGTGTATTTCTGCCAAATTTGATGCGACTTTTCCAAGCATAGTTAATTGATATCCAGAATCAGAATCAGAATCAGCTGCATCGACATCAACATAATTAATAAACCCTTTTTGTTTCATGATTTCGCATATATTATCAGTATGTTTGGAAATAAACGAATCTGCATATTCTACTGAGTTTCTTAAAGAATCCAGATCTTTTTCTAATAAAACCAATTCGCGAATATTCTTCACATCATTTGTTAGAAACTTGTGCGATTCTTCAATAGATGATTTTTCGCGTTCGGCTTCTTTACGTTTTTTATTAACAAACGTTTTAATATTGTCTTCCAAATAAATATGTCTTTCACAAATATCTCTTGGTGTCTTTGCAGCCCCAATTATATCCATTTTTTTCGATATTTTATCTTCTACTTCTTTTAATGATTCCATTTCGGCTGTTTTGAATTGATTAATTTCATTAAATATCATACTCTTTTTAGAGAACTCTGAAAATCCCGCATTTTGACCATTTTTCAATAAATTTAAAATAAGATTATAGGAGATATGATATTTTGAAACTAATTGTTGCGGTTTTCCACATAAAATCTGCTTACAATCTGGAATAGATGGTAATACGAACAGATTATTGCATTGGACAACGTATCCTACAGTATCAATTCCGCGACGTCCTGCTCTACCAGCCATTTGCCCATATTCGTGCGCATAAAGATACCGTTCATCGTTGCCGTCAAATTTCTTAAGACTTGTAAAAACCGCAGTTCGTATAGGGCAATCTAGACCAATAGCAAAAGATTCTGTAGCAAATAATAGTTTAATGTATTTTTTTGATATCATTATTTCCACGATTTCTCTTAAAATAGGTATCATACCAGAATGATGTATCCCTATTCCTTTTTCTAATAATGAAACCAGCCGATTATATTCGGGCAATTCCATATATTCTTTAAAATTCGGTAATTTACGAACTATTTGTTCGCATTCATGGCGAACAGTGTATGCAACTTTGCTATCGAACTCTAATAGAGGAACTGTAATATCACTCGCGCAAGTTTCAACGTGTTTACGTGAAAATACAAACGCAATAGCTGGTAACATTTCACGTTCTCTTAAGAAGATAGCCAATTGATTAAGTACGTGTTTTCTATTCATACGAAATTGGTTCGTTTCAAATATTTTATTGAGTTTCGCAATATTACGATAACCAGATTCATCAAATTCACCCTTTGGATTTCTAATAGGAATGAGTGTATTTGTATTATCTCGAATGTATTGTTGAACAGTTTTATCTTTGATTGTTTTGAAAACGGCTTCGGTTGTAGTTAGAAATCCATAATGATGTAATGGAACTACACGATGATTCGTAGTTGCAAGATAAACTTGTTTATTAGAAAGTCCACGTTCACACCAAAGAGCAAATCCTTCTGGATTATCGATTGTAGCAGATAACATAACCATTTGTACATGCTCTGGTAACATTAGAATTGTTTTCTCCCAAGTTTGACCGCGTTCTTTGTCATTAATATAGTGCACTTCGTCAAACACGACGCACGCTAGTTCTGTATTAACATCGATTTGAAATAATAGTGAATTTTTGTTTTTTTCGGAATCTTTTGTGTTTGTATTTAATGATGTAAATAGATAATTCATGAGAATTTCAGTAGTCATGATGAGAACATTTGCTTCCGGATTTGTTTTTATATCTCCGGTAAATAGTCCAAAAGTAATGTCGGGGTATTTTTTTGTAAATTCATAGTATTTTTGGTTTGATAATGCTTTAATCGGTGATGTATAAATAAGACGTTTTCCTTGTTCTACAAAATGCTGGATGGCAAATTCGGCTGGCAAAGTTTTTCCAGAACCGGTATGTGCGGTTATTAGTGCGTGGTTTCCAGTAACGATTGCTTCGATGGAATGTTTTTGAAAATCACTTAATGGGAAGGAAAACCTATCAAAGTGGGGTTTGTAGAGTTCTTCATTTTCCTTGGGATACTTATTTGAACAGTTTTTCACCATCTTAGTTAAATATTGAATAAAATCTTTGAATAGATTTCATTCAATTTTGTAAACTTGATGCGATATATGTATTTATAAACAATATAATAAACAATATATTATATTATTACCATATATTTCAAATGGATTTGAAGTATGACATAAGAAGAACATGCATATTTTGTGATAGTCAATTACAAAAAGAACTTTTTGATAAAGATTATTATTTTCCGATTACTCAATATGTTGTTGATGTATCTTTGAATGAACAATTGGTAAATATTCCACACAACGTATTAATATGTGAGAAGTGCAATACTCCTCAAAATAAATATCTCGGAGATTTAAAAGAAATATATAAAATAAATCACGCGGATAGCACAAGTAATGCTATGGTTGGACTGCACATAGAAATGTTAAAATTGATAAAATCCCGATATTCTGAAATAATAAATATAATAGAAATAGGTTGCTCATGTGGTTTATTGTCTGATTTAGTTATTGAACAATTTAATTCGATAGATTATTATATTATTGAACCATGTTTTTGGGGAAACAGAGATAAAAAAATAATAATAGACGATTTTTACGAAAATGTAGACGATACGTTATTAAATTCAAATACGTTAATTATTTCACATGTTTACGAACACTTTTATCATCCAAAAAATATATTGGAAAAAATATGGAAAAATAAAAACATAGAGAATATTATTCTCGCGTTTCCAAATTTAGAATATTGTATAAATAATAATATCCCACATTTTTTGCATAGCGAACACACATATTATATTGATAATAAGTTTCTAGAAAAATATTTTGATTTATACGATTTTGGTTTAGTTGAACAAAAATATTATAATGAGCATTCTGTGATATTTTTCTTTAAACGTAAGGAAAGTTTATTACAATCGAATAGATTAGTAACATTTAAAAATGAAAACTGTCCAATTGACGAGTTTTTTAATAATATTATGAATACTATACATTTTTTCAACAAAAAATTAGATGAACATATGGGAAAGGATATCTATATTTGGCCGGCTTCTATTCATTCTACATATTTATGTCAATTTGGGTTGAATTATTCTAAATTGAAAGGATTATTAGACAATAGCAAATATAAAATTGGGAAAAAAATGCATTGTATAAATATTCCCATATTTTCATTTACAGAATTATTATTGAAAAATGACAAAAATACGGTTGTTATATTGAATGGTGGGTTCAACGTAAAAGAAGTAAATGAACAAATAAAAGCAGCAAATAATATTATATTTATATCAACTAATTGAGAGCAACGCGCAAAATAAATATTATAAAGTTTCTATAATATTTATCTAAGATAATCTTGTAAATAAAACCAGGGGTCGCGACAACCCGGTTTCCAACATACTAACTCACATATGTCGCGAGTCGTTAAATAAACCGAATTCATAATACTTTGGTCTTTACCTATAAAACGGTCTATAGAAATAAAATATTCTAGCATATCATAATATAAAGTATGCCATTTTAATAATATTTCTTTTCCACCACCAAAAATGGTTCCTCCAATTCTGTTTGTAAATTGGAAAAGAGGTAGCTCATCTTTGGTTTTACATGATAGTTCAAAATCAGTAAATGGTTGAACCGATAATAGCAATACCTTATCTTTTGGCATTTGAGATATTCGTTCGGGGTTAGGCCAATTAATAAAATCGGTATTTGGTCGTCGAAAACAACCAATATCTACCCATAAAAAATATTCGCTATTAAATGGGTTCAGCTCAATCGCGCGTTTCAAGAAATTAGATTTTTCACTCCAAATCATATACAATAAAACACCATGTCCAACTCTTTGTTCACTATCTTTATAGAAATGTTCATCAAACGATTTTCCATATCGAAAACAATAAAAATCTTCGAATGTAGTAATAATAATATGTGTTTTTTCGATTCGATTCTCACGAAATTTATTTATCATACCAAAGGATTCTCGCTCACAAAAAATTATCATAGGATTATCGATTATTAGCATATTTTGCATCCAATCAACATAAGTTTCATGAGACGCTTTTGATTTTTCTAGGTTAAAATAGGCAGTTACAATAGTCGCCATACTGAATAATTATATTATACAAATATATTTATACTCATTCAATTAATAAATATATAAAAATATAAATTTACCAAATTGTAGATATTATTTCATATTTTTTTACACCTTTTAACATTTCAAACGCCGTTTAACTTAAAGATTTAATATGTTATTATGGTAATTTCACGCAAACAATATTATGGCAATAAAATATATCCACATAGTATTATAGTATTATAGTATTATTCAAAATTGCGAAATATTAAACTTGCACGCACCTGCGTTGATTTATCAGTGGGAATAGAATGCAACCAATAATTGTTTGTAGGATAATTGATTATACATAGGTCACCTTTATCCAACATAACATCAATATTTTCAAAACCTTTCCGTTCAAATCTCATAATGCGTGATTCTCCAAGTGAAATACTTGCTATTTTTGTACCTTCATTCATTTCTTTATCTTTATGAGGATTTATACCAACTTGTCCTGAATTATAAATTTGCAGAACACATGTATTATATTGCTGTTCAGTTGTTATAGATATTTTATCACGTAATTCTTTAAATTCTTGTTTCCAAGGATTCACATGCGTTTTTATAATTTTTCCTCTAATTGTAATTATATATTCTTTTATGTCTCCATAAATCGTTTTATTTCTTTTTTTTGAAGGTTGTCCTGCTTTTGTTATTAATGGATTTTTCATATGGACAGGATCCGTTAAAATAGTCTTTAATAACTCAGTTGAAATATTTTCTTCCAAATATTTTTTATAAATAACTATGTTCAATTTGTTGAAAGGATTAGAATATTGTTCTATCATTTTTAATTTATTTATTTTAATATGCATAAAATAAATCAATTTTTTATTTACACCTTTTTTCATTTCAAACGCCGATTATTTATAGATATTTTTATAAATAATCACTTGTAAATTTTCTTTACTTTTCTGGTTTTATTCTTTTCTACATATATTTCGTCTTTCACCT